GATCGTGATGGTGGAACTCGCGGGAACCTAAGCCGGGGGAGCGAGAGTACCCTGCACCCAACGAGGCCGTCGTCAGGTGATGCACTTGTGCATTGACTTCAGCGTCGAAATCGGAGTCTTCTTCTCACTCTTCGCCGTCGGGCCTCTGTTGCTCGGTCTCGCCCTTCAGCTTGTTCAATGCAAGAGTCAAATCTTTGTCCGTACTGAGATCACGGAGCAACGTGTCCTTGTCGATGTTAGCAGCGGCCATCCACATCTTCATAGGGATCGGCACACCCTTGTCTGATGCCTTGTCCAACATGTCGAACATCGTGTCCTCTTGCTTGGCTTCCAACCCCTTGTGCCAGATCAGCTGAGGCATCTTCAGGTTGCCAGAGTTGTTGGCATTGAACAGGAAGTCCAGTGGATTCTGCGTAGCCTTGGCTTTGGCTTTGTCTTTGAACAGGCCGTTGGTCACAGCGATCAGAGGGAACACGCGACGGTAGAACACCTGCGAAGTCAGGTGCGACCGATAGCCGTTGCAAGTCTCGAGGAACGTTGAGTAGGCAGACTCGGCAGATGCGAACGATGCGTCACCAGACAGCAATGCCTCAGAGATGCCCAAGGCTCGCAGCTTGTAGGCCACCATAATGTCGGCCATGTCTGTCCATTTGAAGAAGTCGCCAGCAGCACGAATGTCTTGCACTTGGACGGCGTTACGAGTAGCAACCCAACCACCTAGAGGGTCGGCCTCTGATGCTTGGAACATCTGCACCAAGGACGTAAGCTCTTCCGAAGTCGGTGTCCATGTCTCGTCACCAGCTTGCAAGTGGGTGGTCGCTCTTTGGCGTTTCGTGGCTTCAACCAACGTACCCCGGAACATCGTCTTCTCGATCAGATACATCGGGAGGACGCGATGGAGGTACGAAGTGTACGCTCTGTCTGTCAGGCCGCGACGAGCAATGAACATCGTCGTGACTGGGTCGAGTGTGAAGCTTCCTTCCTTCAGAGTGCGAACGAAGTCTTGAGGCATCGACCTCATGTACTTCTTCGCGTAAGTAGAATGCGAAGCCATGAAGGCCTGCACCGTAGCAGCCACGTTGACCGTGATTGCCGGATCGATGTTGTAGAACGGCGACGGAACAACTGAGCATTGCAGGGCGTCATGGATCAGTGTGTCAATGAATGCGCGAGCCTTGGCATCGTAGATCAGACTGCCGCAGAAGAAGCCGTCGACCAAGTAGGCGATGGAGAGCTCAGGCATCATCTGCCGAAGGTTCAGGCGCTCCAATGTAGAATTGAAGGGAATGAGTTCAGTCTCTTCCAAGCCCCGTAGTTCCCAGTCGGAGAACGGAAACACTGACTGGATATCAACCGAAGAGCCCGCTGTCGAATCAAGGAGGTAGCAATCCCGATAGAACAGTGCGAGTGAGGAGCTGTCCGTGTTGCGCGGATCGGCCGGAAGGATCCCGGTCATGGTGTAGTTGTATTGCGACTGCATGGTCAGGTTCGTGCTGGTGGAGTGCATCCCACCCACGTCGGCAAACAGGCCATTGCGTTTGCCTGTGACCTGTGATTTTGGTGGAGGCGCTGTGCGCACTCCAGAAGAACTGACGCCGAGGATCTTGTTGCTCGTGAACATACCTACACCTCAATCAAAAAGGGGCTACACATAAACTGAACAGGCAACGCAGTACGTGAGTACCAGTGTGGGCCCTAGAAGCAAACTTGGATGGAACCCTACTCGACAACCGCCAGCATGAAAGGTGTCCATACCGATCAGGGTACTTTAGACACAGACGCTCTAGGTTCGACAACTCTTTGGAAAGTTCCATGTCGGCTTCAATACGGAAGCGTACTTCGGCCTCACGCAAAGTATTACCTTCAACCATGACTGAAAACTCCGGAGGATACACCACTTTTGAATCTTGGCGATAGGAGGGTATCGTATCACCCACCCAAGAACTTATCTGTACATGTGGATGCTTAGTCTTGAAATCACCGAGCACCTTCATGACTACGGTCTCTTCGTCCTCAACAACCTCTGCGATAGCTAACGACACTTTACTACTCCCTAACCTTTATTTACGTGAGAATACCGATTGTGATCTGCGCTGCGAAAGGCCATGCGGATGATCAAGTTCGAAGCTACGTCCTCGTCAAGATCGAACCGACGCGACGCCTGCACTGAATGTACTTTGCCCGTCAATAGGGCTCCTGACTTTGAGAAGTTTTCGGTGACTAGAAGAACACCAATGCCTTTCGGAATCTGGTCTTGCACTTTCGCATACGTCACCTTCGACATAACGAAAGACATGCGATGGCAGTAGTCCAGATAGTCTGCCCACTTAACGTCACTGAAAAAATCACGGGCAGAACTTTTGATTTCAAGGAGGTGAAGATCACCACGCATGGACAGACACAAGCAATCAGCTCGAAGCCTCCCTCTGCGATTCAACCCCACCTCACTATGTACGCACATTCTCTTCTTGACGAAGAACCGAACGGCTGCAGCTTTTAGGTATTGAGCATCCATGCAGTGTATTTACAGGGAGCGTCGAATCTTCAGGAAATCCCTGCGCGGCATCAGGATCAACAGCGTGTCCATGTCCACGGGCTTGAGCACGCAGGTCATGAGTTCGAAGACGCGGCTGTGCGGGGAATCGAGAGATTGTCCTTCGCCGGACACGATCGAGTATTCACCGATGTGCTCTTCGTGACCCTTGTGGAGCAACTGGAGAAGTCGCTCAGTGAGGTCGGCGGCGTTGATGTTCAAGAGGCAACCGGGGAACGACGAGCCATGGAACGGAATGTCTTTGACAGGACCCGTCTCGTGCAGCTTGGTCATCAGCTCCTTGACGACTTCCATAGGAGGCTTCGTCAGGTCCATGTAGTACGCGGCCCTAAGCCGATCAGCAGCTTCGATCTTCATAATCAATCCTTAAATCAACGACCCAAGAAGGCTCTCGAGTCTTCCTTAACCTTACCGTATTCGCGTTGAATGAATTCCGAGATCGAACCTCGGCTCTTCGCCAACACTTGCTTGTACGCTTTCCAATCATCGGGTGCCATGAAGTTCTTCGCATCCGCAGCGACAGACGCATACTCCTGAACGATGTGCATACCAACGTCCAAGAAGGATGGGCGAATAATCTTCTCCACTAGGGAGTCGCCGATGGCTCCGCGATCCTGCATGTTCTGCAGATCGATCATCACTTCACGCATGGATGAGATGAGTGAATTGAGCTGATACACACCCCGGGCGCCCTTGGTACGACGGATGGTCGCTTCAGCGTAGGGAATAGAATCGATGATCGTCTGCAAGCTCTTCTTGTAGATCAGTGCTGTCGCCGAATCATTGTCGCCCACTTCGAGCAACTGTTGAATGGCTTCGGCGCTGTCACCAAGGATAGAACGCATCTTGCCGACGTTCTTCAGCTTGGAAATCTTGTCCCGCACCTCACGCTTGGCGGGAAGCGAAGAGGCAATAGTAGCGGGCAAGTGGCGAGGGAGATCTTTTTTCATTTTGATTATATCGTGAGGCTCAGCGGAGGAAGCTTGGAGGCATCGCCGTCCGTTGCTTCGTCGACGGTCTCAGCGTCCTTGATCGGAAGGACGATACGGCAAGGGATGCAGGAGATGACAGGATCTTCGTCGAGGAACACTTCTTCCATCGGCGACTGACAGTCAGGGCACAGGCCTTGACCTGCAACCTCTGCGCTCATGTCGATCTTTGCGGTCACTGTCTTCGATGTATCGCTTGATGCCTGTAGCTTGGACGGTGCGGCAAATGCTTGGGGGATTCGTACAGCCATTTCATTACTCCTAAAGCATGTTGAGGTTGACGTTGTTGCCCTTCAATGCATCCCGGACAGCAACCAAAGCCTCGAGGGTTCCTTTGGCCGCCCAGTAGGAAGGAGCGACCGTGGGGTTGTGCTTTTCCTTCTCTAGCGAATGGAGAAGTCTTTCTTTGTCAGTGATCAGAGCATTGATCTTTGCGAGTACTGCCTTCGGAGAGCCTGCGGTCAATCGAGTAGCAGCGTTGATGCGCGTCTCAGTCATGATCGAACTCGGTGTAGTAGACAGGCTTGCCCACCTTCTGCGTCAACTCTTTGGAAGCTGGCTTGTCGTAGGAGAAGCGACGAGTACTGAATCGATACCCGGTACCGAAACCTGACGGCGTGAGATCGAAGCTCCTACCCTGCTGGAGAATGCCTACATACTTCTCCATCTCTTGCGGGAGGACATTCCGAGCAGTAGGTCCGAAGTTGAATGTTGCACCATTGGCTTTGCGATGCGCCGTAGCTTCACGCGTCTTCTGTACTCGAGTGATGCAACCCTTGATCGTCGAACCGATGTGACCGTACGTCAAGCCAGATGAGCCGTCGTCGATACCGCTACGTTCGTAGGTGTACCACTGGGGATCAGAAGCGTCGAGCTTGAAGTACGGCTTGATGGATCCCCCAACTGAGATGAATCCCCCACCCGGATTGTAAACCAGTACGAGGTCGGGGCTTGCAGCCATCCAGCCTTTGTTCTTGTTCAGGTAGTAAGGATCAACGCCGAGGGGATCGCCTGACACTTCACTGAGTTTGAAGCCCTTGCTCTCCAGCTTCTTCATCTCTGTCAGGACTGCGGCCTGCCCCGCTTTAGGGTCAGTCTCCCAGTCAACATTGAGATGGTGCCGGTCACTCATCTCGTCGTAGTCCTCTTTGAGCTTCTTGCAAATGTACGCCCACGAAGAGTTCAGCAGTGGCATGACTTTGAGCAGACCTTCCACGAAGACGTAGGTCCCGGGCACTGTGTGCTTGCCCGAGGGCTTCGACTTGAGTAGGATCGTGTAGGCCTTTATCAGAGTATCGAGGTTCTTTAGTCCCACTCCTCTACGCGCTCTTGGCCCGAAGAACTCCAAGAGGGTTGAAGCATATTCGTCTTCATCGTCTTTGCCTGAGTCAACGATGGCTTTGCAGATATAACGCAAGGTGTGACTCTGTCCGGAGACTACGTTATAAAGCTCGACATTGCCGATCTTCTGATTCCAGAACGCGTGGGTCTTGCGATCCTGCTGATTGTCCCTGAAGTTGAAGATGAAGTTGTACGTGTCGAACTTCAGGTGCGACCACAGCGCGAGAATCTTCTCAGCCTCTGCTACTTGAGGCGGTGTGAATTTCGCTACTAGCTGCGTAGCTTTAAGGCGTGAGGCTGCATTGATCTCGATCTTCACTTTCTCTTCTCCTTGATGATGCGCAGAGGCAAGCATGATGTGTTCTCCACTTGCTTGATGATTTGTTTGGGAGTGTAGTGCAGCTGACGCTTCAGTCCAAACTCGAGGCCATACACCCCGATCAGCGAAGCATCGAACGGGTGTGGGGCGGTCTTGACGCAAGGATACACGAGCTTCAGGTCAAGCTTCTCTGCCTCGGGGTACATGTCGCCCAGCTCTTCTTGGAAGCGGCGATTGAACGCATTCTTCCAAGTCGATGCAGTGATAGCACGGATGGGCAAGTGAGAGTACATACCGCCTAGAAGGCCGATCATGGAGGACACTAGCTCGATCAACGGACCACCGTTGCCTCTTGTCTGGAACCTTTCAATCACGATAGCGTGAGGCTCGAAGTGATTGATCCACCGCGAGATCTCTGCCAAGAACACATGCCTCAGACTGTTGAACTCAACCATGCTGTTCAAGGGAGCCGTGAGCACCGAGTTGGCAAGGACTACAGGCTTGTTGTCCTTCATGCCGACGCACGCGATACCGAAATGCTTCGAGCCCGGATCGAGAGAAAGCACACGCAGTTTGGGCAGGGCTCCGAGCTTAGGGAGTGTGTACTCTGCGTTGGGTTTTGCTGCCTTCTTCTTTTTCCGGGCGACCATGAGGATTACAGATCCGAGACGTTGTCGACAGTTGCGAGTTGCAGGATGTTGGTGTCCGGCATGGAGAAGCTCGTTGAGGTGGAGATCATCAAAGGCCAGCTGCCGTCCTCACGCGCAAAGACAGTAGCCTTGCCGTTTTTCCCATGCTTGCGCCAACCGAGCTTCTTCAGGACACCGGGCATTGCAGCAGTATGACTGGAGCTCATTGCTATCGCGATGATCTTTCCCTTGCGCACCAAGCGAACATCTTCTTTCGCCGGATCGCCGGTGCCGTCCTTAGTGAAGACGCGCTTGATCTCTTTGTATAGAGACCGCGTGCACTTCTCGTGGGTCTTGAAGTCGATGCCGGATTGCAACTGCTTGGAGGCTGACGCGTCGGAGATAGGATGCAGGTCCTTAGCTTCGTACCCACTCTTGGTGGTACCCTCTTCATCCTTAAAGCGGGCAGGTATTCCTGAGTGCTTCGGATTTGCATCCCACTTGACCGGATACACAGTAACCGGCTTTCCGCCTAGGGTGATAGAGATCCCACCGGAAGCTACAGTACCTTTGAAGTCAGTGCCTTTGAAAGAGACACGGTCGCCCTTGTTAATGGATGCAGCACGCAACCGTGTCGCGGCATTGATTTGAACCATGACTCGTACCTCCTGTGTTTGTGTAGAATGAAATTAGCACTACACTAGGTGCAACAGTTGCCACCCCGACTATGGAAACCAGATGGAGGCTTCACCTCATAGACGTCAAACTTACCACAGCGAGCGCATTCTCCGATAGCCTCAGTGGGCCAGTACTTCACACATCGCGGTGCATGCCTTACGTCGAAGCCTTCAGCGTAGCGAACGAAGCGGAAGAGGTGACCCTTCTTACGGCAAGCCTCGCGAATATGGATGTCCGCACCTTGCACGTTGAGCAGCCGACGTAATGGCGCCTTACTTCTTCCCATGACTTTCCCCTTTCCCTTTCTTGGGCACAGCGTATTCGTAAAGAACCATCGTCTTCACTCGACCTTGCTTGGCCATGACCTTTTGCATAGCCTTGTTGGTGTGGTGCGTGCCGCCCTGTATCTTACCGAGTCCCGCAGCTTTGGCGATAGCAACAGCACGCTTCCACAGCTCAGAGTAGATGCCCTGCTTCCTGTAGCCTTTGGACACGTACCCGAGTACGACCAAGAGGCTGTTACCCCACTCCTGAATATCGTACAAGAGCACACCAACAATGCGCCCCTTGTGTTCCGCGACTATGGCCTGCTGGTCGTAGCTGAAAGACACAGATTGATGATTGTGGCCTTTGTCAGTCAGCTCGATCATGGCTCGAAAGTAGTAGTCGACTACGGGCGTGTTGTTGCAGCGTGCAACCTTAGTGTATTGAATCTTCATCGCATACTCCTTCCGGCAAAAGCGGGCATCGGCATTTTTGGTCTTAGGGTGTCATCTACGAGCACAGCATTTTTGAGTCTCTCCATTATTTTTGGCTCGTGCACAAGGACCTGAAGAACCAGAGCCCTAAAGATATCATCGGTAAAGCCCTCGCCCTTGCCCGGACATTGAGTGGGCCCAAGCTCTCGCACCGTCAGCATCTGCAAGACCAAATGTTGGATAGGCTTGCCATTCAACAACCTGAAGTCAATGACTGAGCCATCAAGCACTGCCTCGAACTGTTCCTTGCTGATACGAGGGAAGTGCATGTTCATGCTTTCCATCATAGCGACAAGAACGTCGAAGTGTTTGCGTCTCGGAGAGAACTGCTTGGTCAGACATCTAGGCTTGCCATCTACTAGCTTGCCCATATCTTCCATAGCACGGTGCAGAATATCCAATGACTGCCATTGGTCTGCAAGAAGACATACTGCGTGGAGATCCTTGCAAACAGGGAGGATCACCTGCTGGTACATCTTGTTGAAGTCGATCTTCCGGCCTTCGTGAGGCATGCACTCCAGTACCGTTGACACTTCGGTCTGGTGAGTATCGAAGTTGTAGTGCGCAGCTGTGAGGCAGAACGAGTTGTTCACCGAGCCTGCGTCTATCGTTACTACTGAGGGGAACGGACAGGCACGAAGCTTCTGCACCTTAGCGTAGAGCATGCCCGGTTGGTCGTAGCAGTACGTCATCTCGTGCGTAGGTATCTGATCGAACAACTCGAACTTGACCGTTGATCGTCCGATGAACGCAGAGTGCACCCTAGGTGGATTGGCCCCGAAGTCGCGCTCTGCCTTTTCCGGATTGGTCGCGTAGGCTAGAGCGATCAAAGGTGTATCTCTGTGAAGCGTTGGGTTGACCTTCCATGTCGGCAACTGAATACCGAGGATGTACTTCTCGCCTTCAGGCGTCTTGGCATCGCCCAATCGACGCATGACCTTATCGCGGATGCTGATCGGAGAGGACACACCTAGCATCAAGGCGGGAGGCGCATTGATCCCTTCCTTCAGCAGATCGATGTTAATCGACTGCACCGTAGCAAGGCTGTTGGTCAAGGACTTGTGCGCTTCATCCGCATTGGCTCGTGACGACTGCTCGTCTTCCTCTTCGTTACCCTTCGGTAAGGGAAACAAACCCAACTCGTCGATCACCGCAAAGATTCGTGAGTCGCCGCGAAGGATCGGGCCATTCGGATGTGTCGGGTAGAACTTCAAGTTCTTGTGAAAGTACTTGATGAACAGATCCTTCTTCCGGAAAAGTTCTACGCCATACTTCTCACCGTAGTGCGTCAGGAGTTCATGGTAGTTCTTGAACCAGTCGCTCTCGTCGATGATGTTCATGTAAGGCGTCCACAGCAACGCCTCTGCCTTACTGAACGTCAGGGACACGAACGTGCCAGTGAGCTCCGTGGACTTCTGCATCGAATTCGGAGCCAAGCTTGCAAGCTTTGGGAACTTCAAGTAGCGATGGGTGAGGTAGGAGCAGTACGAGGCAGCACTTGAGGACTTTCCGGAACGCTGACCTAGGCAATTCACCAGCTCCTGATAGTTGTGCAGGTAGTGATTCGTAATCAGGTCATGCTTGGTGCGTTTGCACTTCGGGCACTTGCCGTTCTCGAGAACTTGCATGTGCTCAGTGATGCCTATCGAGGGCATTGCCTTATCGACGTTCTCGACAATGTAGCCTAGGTCGAACCACCGCTTGTCTGAGCAGCACGGACAGACTTCACCCATGAGCATCAGGCCCGTCCACATCTGAATGACCCACGGAGGGTTGGCATCTTTGCCGATGATGTTGTACGCGTAGTCGTAGTAGTTCTTCGCCGATGCAAGGTCGCGGTCGTCGATCTTGAGGTCGCGGATCATCCCAGTGTCAGGGTCTTCCGCGTCATCCATCAAAGCGACAATGTCGAAGTCATCGACATACTTCGGAGCGTCTTCGTACTCTACCTCAACCTCGGAGCCAAAGGCAGCTAGCTCGGGGAAGAAATGCGCTTCCATCTCCGCCCTTGAAGGCTTTGCCTTCTTCTTACCCTTCAACTGGGCCATTGTTCATGCCTCCATTCTGATCCAGCACCTGCTGCAGCTTACGCTTCAAGGCTCGCGTCTCTCTGCGATTGCCTGATTCACTCTCCGGCTCTTGCGGCACGTAAGGATCAGGGAACCTCTTCGGCTGTGAGGGGTTGGCCGCGGAAATGAGTTCACCAGTTGAATTCGCAGGGAGCTTGAGGAACCGCTCGATGAAATGCGACATCTTGATGACTACAGCGTGGTGGGCCATCTTCTCAAACTTGACGAGGGTGGAAAGCTCCACCTCTGATCCAGTCACTGCCTTGATGGCCTCAGAGGCCTGAGACGCCCCAGCGCCAAGCGCCAACGTGAGTGGCGCGATTTCCTTGATAAAGAAATCGCGAACCGTTACTATGTTTTCCTTCAAGACAGGAGGCAAGGTTTTACCCAATGCCTCCGCGTACTGAATTGCTTCCTTGTTCTCAGGCTCCGGCTTGGTCGGGACTGCCTCCCGTTTCAAGCTGGCTATCTCGTCCTCAAACATGGAGAAGAAGAACCGCGAACGGTGCCGCTTCTTCAGGGTCGGGGCTACAGCCTTGACTGGAGCTATAGGAGTGGCAACGCGGCTCAACATATCGTCGATGCTCGCCTGCATTTCAGAAGGCTTCACGTCTTGAACTGCGACGCTCCTTCTCTTCATTGAACCGGTTGCCATGTCGTCTCCTAATTACTCGTCGTCACCGTCATCATCGTCCGACGGCACATCATCAGTCTCGCCCTTGCCAGCTTTCGCCTTCTGAGTAGACACATACAGAAGTTCACCGATGCCCTTCGCCATCTGCGAGAAGCAGAACTTGCGAATGCTCATGGGCTTGTACCCCAGCACTGTTGAGATCTTCGTCATTGCATCCTTGTCACCAAGCACCCACTTCTTGAAGTAGCCCCAAGGGATCGGCTTCTTTGAGGCACCGAGACCGTCGAGGTTGAGCTTGAAGCCCGCACGCGTACCGGAGAGCTGCCCCGTCTGCTTGAGGTAGTAGATCGTATCGAACACTGGATCGATACCTCGCGCTTGACCGTCAGCATCTTCCGTCCACAGCCGGATTAAGCACTCACGTTGCGGCGTCCACAGCTTGTTCTTGTTGGCCTTCAAGTGGACATAGCGGTACGTGTCCAAGCCATCGAATTCAACTGAAGGCTCCTGCTCGTCAAAGGTCTTCTTACCCTTCTTCGGACTGAACGGTGCAGCACTCAACGAACGGGACACCTGACGCATACGAACGTCGGAGAACTGCTGCAAGGCCTTGCCGCCCTTTTCAGAATCCTTCGGCCCGAACATAGCCATCGGATTGGAACGCAGGTGATTGAGGCCATAGACGGTGACCATCTTCTGCACCATACGACCTTTGACCCGCTCGAGCTGTTTGGAGAACGCAGAAGCCTTCACCGACAACTGGTTACTGATTTCCTCCTTGTCCTTGGCTTCCGGATTCATCGCCGTGTAAGAATCAACGAAGATGATGCCCTGCAGCTTGTCGTCAGGAGCCGGCACCCACCAACCATTGCCGTACTTGCGAGTCATGACTGGATCGATGAACTCTTCGATCTCGGCCTTCTTCTTTTTGTCCTCGGCATCGAAGATCAACCACCACTTGCCCTCAACGTAACGTTTGTCCGGAAGGTCGCGCAAGACTTCGGCCAGCCAGTCGTAGAAGCGTTCAAGGATAACCTCGGAGCGATAACGGACGCGAGGTGGGATTATGTACTGGCCTGTCTTCGGATCCTGCTTACCGAACACTTGATCCATCGTCATCTTGATGCCCATCCCCTTGAGGATGTTATGCACATACGGCTTGGAGTTCTTTGTCGAACCCTCGAAGTCAACAAAGGCAATGATCGGAATGTCAGCCACGATAGCGGCACCCATTACGTTCAAGGCAACCGTCGTCTTCGCGCATTGCTCTTCACCAGCCCCGGTCATCATGCAGGGCCGTATGCCCCCACCCAAGACTAAGTCGAGGGCTAACAGCGCGGTACTCATTGGAGGACACACATCCAACGACGAGCACTCGAAGCCTTGCCGTTTCGCAATGACATTGAGCGTAGTGTTATACATGGCGCGCACATCGAGCTTCGGGCGTCTATCGACCTTATCTTCAACAGGTGCCTTCGTTTTCGCCTTTGTTGCTGGCGGTGCTGCTTTTTTAACCATACGAAAATGCTCCCAAGAAATGAAGAGAGGGAGTGGGCTGAATGCACCACCCCCTCATATTTACACGAGTTCGGAACGATCAGTCGTCGTCATCATCGAAGTCATCATCTTCATCGACAACCTTTTTCTTCTTGGCCGGAGCCTTCTTCTTCGGAGCAGGTTCATCGTCGTCATCTTCGTCCGCATCGAAGTCATCGTCTTCATCAACGACTTTCTTCTTTTTCGCGGGAGCCTTCTTCTTCGGTGCTGGCTCGTCGTCATCCTCGAAGTCGTCATCTTCATCGACGACCTTCTTGGACTTCTTCTTTGCCGGCGCGGGTTCATCATCCTCGTCGTCATCAAAGTCATCTTCGTCGACTACCTTCTTCTTTTTCGCAGGAGTCTTCTTCTTTGGAGCCGGTTCATCTTCGTCATCGTCGAAGTCATCCTCGTCAACGACTTTCTTTTTCTTCTTCGGCGCCGGTTCATCTTCTTCGTCGTCGCTGTCGAAGTCGTCTTCGTCTTCGTCGACTACCTTCTTCTTTTTGGCCGCAACTTTCTTCTTGGGGGCCGGCTCGTCGTCATCCTCGCCGTCAAAGTCATCTTCGTCTTCATCAACGACCTTTTTCTTCTTGGCCGTAGCCTTCTTCTTCGGTGCTGGCTCGTCGTCATCCTCGTCTTCGTCGAAGTCCTCGTCAACTACCTTCTTCGACTTCTTCGGTGCGGGCTCGTCGTCCTCGTCAGCATCTTCGACCTTCTTCTTTTTCTTGCCGGCGTTGACCTTGAAGCCCATGCTTAAGGCCCAACGCTCGAAGTTTGCACGAGTGCCTTCTTCGCTGTCTGCTGAGCTGAGGTCGGACAGATCCCACAGTAAGTAGGCCAATTCTTCTTCAGTAAGCGGAGTCTTGGCTTCACGCGGAACGACTTGATATTGCTCAGACGGAGCCTTGTCGCTATCGTAGAGCACGCGAATGTCGCAACCATACTTCGGATGGCTAACCGGGAAGCACTTCACTTCACCCGAGCGGCTTTCGATAGTGTTGAGTTCTTTCAAGCCCTTGATCTTGCCGGCCAAACTTGTCGGAATGCGAACGGCAACGACTGGAGTCAGTGTATCGCTGTCCTTGTCCTTGAAGCCAGTGGTACGCTCGATCTTGGTGGGCTTGTTGTCTTCCGCATTGAACTTGCGCTGTAATGAACGGCTGATCATGCACACCCAATAGTTCTTGACGAACTGAATCGGGGAACGCCAGTTCTTCATGTCCTCGCCGTCACTCTCGGCTTTGGCACGCAGCTTGGCTTCGGCATCACGCCACGGATCATAGATCGTGGAATCGCGCTCTTGCGTTGCCGGGTCGAATGACGGACACTCGACATAGTACTTGATCGGCTTGCCTTCCTTGTTCTTGCCAGCGATCCAGTAGCCGGCATAAGCAAACACCTTGCCGAGGACTCGCATTTGGATCCACTTCTTTTCGGGGAAGTGATAGACGTCAACCTTATCCTCTGGCCGACTCTTCTTCTCTCTTCCGCCACCCTTTACGTCGTCAAAATCAGTACCTGCACGGCCCATGGCTCATGTCTCCAATGTGAAAAGTTGCAAAACTGCGCGCTGCTTTGATGAAACAAACTCAGGGATACGCAATGTCGCTCGAACGTACCCCTCCCGATCATATTGCTTTGCTACCGATGCTACGTGCTCTAATGCTTCAAAATCCATGTCAGGCAATACGTCACCCAACTGCGTTCCTTCTTCAACTAGTTCCTCATAACTAGTGTGGTAGTTATCTTTTGCCTGCCGGGCTGCCTCTGCCTTGGCGCTCTTCAACCAAGAGGAGATGAATGTCGTTAGCACGCCCTGTCTCGAATCGCACCTATCAATTGCCTTGGCAACATACGCCAGATAGATCTGAGCAATGTCGTCCAAAGGGAATGAACAAGCCAACTCCTTGTACGTCGACTGCGCTTGCAGCAGAGCCATTCGCATGTACTTCTGAACGATCAGCTCTTTGAACCACCGCGCCTTCCCTTCCCAGTATTGCACTTCGCGGGAAATGGCAAACAGGTTGTACTTGTACTCCATGCCCAATGCGTCCTGAATGGAAGCTTGAACGCGAAGCTCTGTCTGCTTGGATACTCTGACAGCCCTTGCCTGAATTTTGTCGTATGTATTTACAAGATGGGCAAAGACAGACAGGATGCCAAACAGGATACCTCGGTTCAGGTGCATGTTCTCGAAATGCGCGAAGTCCTTTGTGATAATGAGGTTGTAGAAATGATGGGGCATCACGCCCTTCGTATTCATGGAGAACTTGGTCGACGGCTTGAGCGTCTGCGTAGCCACTACCTTAGCTGCGAAGTTTTCGATGAACGCGGGGGCTGTGCCGTACAGCAAATCCAGACCATGCTTGAGGAAGAACTGAAGAGTGCAGAGGTACTGGTGGGAGGTTAGATTCCCAACAATGCCTTCTGTGACTCCTTTCAGTGATCCGAACGTCGCGGAGTGTTTGTATGCCTGAGCCATCGTCTATACTCACAGCCCAGCGATTTGGTTTCTGAGCTTCAGGTACAGAGCAACGAGATGCTTGCACTGACCGACCACTTGAGTTGGGTTCGTCATGTCAGGTGGCTGACCATTGGAGTACTCGAGATCAGCGGCCTTGCGTTTGTGTAATGCGTACTCATACCGGTACATGAAGTCAGGACAGGAGCAAGACACATTCACATGCAGCTTCTTGTCGATGAATTCGACGACTGTGACGTACCGTGTGCGATCTGGATTTACCCGCACCCGGCCATGCACATCGTAGTGATGCGTGGAGTACGACTTGCAGGCTGCGTAGCCGGTACCTCGTGGAGTGTAACCTGCCTTGAACTGCACAAGCCGAACAAACTTGGCATTGGATCTACGAACAGGATCAGTGCGGGTGACAATAGTGCTGAGCTTTAACATGAAATGTGCTCCTTAGAAATCCCCGAATGCCGTCTGGTAGCAAACAACGCCAAGAGACCGCCACATCGAGACAACACGGTTGCGATCCTCGAATACCAAGAAGACATCTTTCGGTAAAATGCCCTCCAGCTCAAGGAGGTACGGCTTGAGTATGTCGTCGTGCATGTGATCGCCTGTGATCGCATCCGGGCGCATGAGCAACTGCGCAGAGATGATCGAAGGTGATACGTACTTCTTCAATTGCTGCAAGGTGAGCGCTCGCGCCATCTCCGGCCGGCCGGTCACGAAATAGAAGCGGTAATCAGAATCACTCAGGAACTTGCGATAGATCTCGACACCTTGCGGTATCGGCGTGTCCAAGTGATGATTGTCGTTCCAGCCCTTCAAGTCATTCGACAAGAAGAACGGGAGTCTTTCTTCTGAGCAAATGCAGCAGCCATCAATGTCTGCAACGATAACGTTCTTTGTCACGTGTCCACCTCGTCCATTTCAGTTTCCATGCAGTAATCGTCAACGCGACGAATACTCCCATCTGCTTCCACTACACCAACTGCGATCAGCCGAGCCATACCGTACCTAGGCTCTGTTGGAAGGATGACTTCAAACCCCTTTCCCAGTTGGTCAGGAACCAAAATGGAACCTACATGAACAACACGAACGTCTACGTTTGAGGAAAGGGACTTGACCATCACCTTGAAAGCTCCACGAGTTGGAAGAATTCAGCACGAGCCATAGCATTATTGCGCATGGCACCCCGCGTCACAGAATTCACCATCAAGGAGTCTGGATCTTTGACACCTCGATGGCTGCAACACAAATGCTTGGCACGAATCAGCACAGCCAGGCCTTCAGGCTGAGTACAGTCTTCCAAGAAGTCAGCTATGCGCATCGCCCATTCTTCCTGTATTTGAGGACGGGAAGAAATGTGATCGATTGACCTATGAAATTTGGACAGTCCGATCAGTGCATCTTTTGCGATAACACCAACCCATGCGTGCCCGGTGATAGGAACCATGTGATGCGCACAGACACTGCGTATCGTGATGGGCCCGACTACGTACATCTCGTCGATCTGTGTAACGTTGGGGAACTCGGTGATCGCGGGGGGCGGGAAATAACGACCCCGATACAATTCCGTAATCATCATCTTTGCCCAACGATTTGCGGTGTCTTTTGAGTTGTGGTCGTTCTCAGTGTCGATCAGCAAAGCGGCCAACACCGCTTGGAACTTGTCGGCCACTTCTTTCTGCAGGTCGACCAAAGCTCCTTCAGGTATGGCCTCATAAACTGTGTCTGTACCAAGGGCTGGTAAGCCAAGCTTCTTAATCTCCAGCCACAGGTACTCGCTGCAAGTAAGTGGCGGAACGTAGGGCCCGCTGTCTATGGCAACAGTAGCCATTACACTGTCGACGGTATTAGCATTGGCAATCTTTGTCAGGGCTTCAAGAGCATCCATTGAGTACTTGTCCTTATGCGAGATTTACAAAGAGGTGTGTCTGGAGTGACAGCTTCAAGCCATCGTGCTGCAGCACGTACTGCGCTGCGTATTCGTAATTCTTCTTCGTCGCTTCATGATCGACGAGCGTCGCATCCCACACGCTGGCCACTTCGCCTTCAGGCGCTCGGAGGTAACGGGCCATCGGCGATACGTAGACCGGGATCATAGAATTCGCCATGAGGTCGAATGCCCAATCCGGAAGCTCGTGATGTGGGCTGTCCTCGTCGGCGTCGATCACGAACTTCAGGAAGCCATTCATCTCGATCATGTTGAGTACGTCGAAAGGAATCTTCATGCACTCTTTGGTCTTGTAGTTGGCTTTGGGTGACACGCCGAAGCACACCTTGCCGAATATCTCTTCGGGCAACTGGCGAAGCTGTTGCGAGAACTGAGGATTGGTACCGTTGCTCTCGAACTGGAAGATCTCGAACGAGGGGCCGACATGCTCTAGGCGCACTAACACATCGAGGATCAGAGGCTGGAGAGTTGGCTCCCCGCCAGTGATAACGAGGATCACACTCTTGCGATTACCGCGCAAGGTAGTCAACAGGTTTGCAAGCTCTGAGGGTGTGATCTTGGTGGCGTTCTCCATCTTGAAGTTCGTATCGCAGAACTGACAGAAGTTTGTCTTGTCACCGAAGTTGCACCCAGCCAAACGAACGAACACCGCAGGGTGTCCCGCGTACGGGCCTTCGCCTTGGATCGTTAACCATGCACCACTAACGTAAAGGTGTGTGGCGTCTTTGAACTCATTTCGAGTCACTGAGCGATCAGTGTTGTGGGTGACGATAGGTATTACCATAATGTTGCCTCTTTCCCTCGTAAGAAATCGGACTCCCATATTGTCAGGAAGGTCGAAGAAACAAACAAATGCTTCTCGTCCTTGAAGTCCTGACGCAGAGCCACGTGGTCTGCATTATGAATCTTGATCGGTTGCATAGACTGACGCCTTTCCATTTCCGTACACCCGATCGTGAACCTCTTGAGGCGTGAGGGCCAAGTACCGAGTGAACCGCTTGTTTTCAATAGTTGACACATCACCAGTTCGATAGAAGGCTTCGAGCTGATCACTGTCAGGGAATTTGTACGACGGGCCATACACCTTGATCTTGTTGGGTGCGACCTTGCGAGGGAACGTTGTCTTCACAAGCATGCCCGAGGGCTGAACGGCGTACCCAAGCATTGGAATCCCTGCTGACTGGAGGAACGCCAAGTTCGCAATCACCAAAACGTTCTTGTGACCCTTCCTATTTACAGGATTGGATAACGATGTGACCCCGAAAACAAGGAGTGCATCAATCACTTTTGCGTACGCATCGACGGTGGGATTGAAGAACGGAATACCGTAGATGTTCTCATGCTCTACTGAAAAGTATTTCTTGACTGGCGTCTTCTTCACTTCGCTCCCTTTGCCTTTCCTGCAATGCCATGAAACTCTTCGTAGCGTTCGATGGCTTTGGTTGTTATTGCGCCTGCCTTCAAATGGCGATCTGCGACCGTGGCAACTTTGAACAGGCCACTTGGAGCAGACGACTTGCGAAGGAAGCCTTCCAGCACTTCACGATGCTTTGCCCATGCGGGGTGGAAGCCATTACCCATGTCCATCGTGAAACGATACAGCGCCCGGCACATGTCGGTCAGTCCGGAGGGCGCGGTGATGTTCAAGAGTTCAGACATCTTGATCTGACCCTTCAGCATCGCCACCGTAGCTTCGTTTACCACAGCATACATCTGGAACATGGTGTGCATACCGTGCAACGCATTCCCCATCGCCGCCAGCTTGAAGGCTAACGGGTTCCCGGCTACGTAGCAGATCGGGCAATTGCAAGGCAGCGCAAAGCTGAACGTCTGATTCGGAATTGCAAAGTTCGCGATCTTCGATTCCATCGTGTGCCGGATACCCAAGCTGCTGTGCGAGATCGCAGCCTGTGCATACGTTGACGAATCCGAACTGATGAATGGCGCCATACCAAGTGCAGTAAGGATGATGTAGATCGAGATCATGAATGGGTTGGTGGTTCCCAAGACGTGATACCTTTCGTACTCACCCTTCGTCAAATCTAGGACTGCCGACAAATTCACAACTGCCATGAGCTGTGAAGTGAATGCGGTGTCGTAGTTGGCCTGACCGATACCGCCCAACGCTAACCCTACCCCGGCCTTGTGCTTCATGATGTACTCGGTGAACCTCAACCGATTCGCCAACGTGAGGCCGTGACTCACATCATAGATCGCGGCTTCACTGTTCAGGCTCTTCAGATGACCAGCAATGTACTTGTCGTTCAAAGCTGTCACTCGGGCCATCCTCATAAACCACTCCGTGTCTTGCAAGTGGCGAGAAAGCGGAATGTCCAAGCCGATGCCGTAGTCAACGTGGCGGTGATAATGATTGACCAGCTTGTCGGGTTCAATGAACGTCTCAACGCCCTTCGACAACTGGAAGCCACCTGAGTCAGAAAAGATCTTCACCAAGCCGTTACGCTTGTGGTACGCATCCGGATGCTCGGGCAGCACCATCATGTGGTTGTATCCGATCGACTTCAGCATCTCCGGGTTACTTAACGGAGACAAAGGGAAGCACACATCGAACGCTTCGGACGCAATGCCTGCTGACGAAACGGAACCCATGCCGTAATACACAGTGCGATCGGGTAGGTACATCGTATCCAACCCGAGCTTGCGCTCTACGGTGTAGGGAGGCTTTTTTGGCTTACCAAACTTCGCCGCGAAGTAACTGTTCCGCGAGATCGAACAGACTGAGGCCGGCATGATCTCGACCTTAGCTGTACGACGGATTTCAACCGATGGCTTCTTTTGGGTATTCATAATCAATCATCTCGAGGGCCGGAAGGATTTCCTGTTTTCTGTGATCGTCGTAGTACGTGCCATAGAGCATCTCGTAAATGATGCGCTGGTTCTCTTCGACGTTCAAGGGATAGATGTTGTACTTCTCAGTCAGTCCCAACTGCGTGAAAATTCCCCAACGCCTGAAACAGACGACACACGCCCCACATTTGCCAGCCTCGCCAGAAAGACACGAAGAGGAATCAATGATCTCCTGAGCAGGGAGGCCGGCATCCAACGCCCACTTGGTAGCTGTGAACTTGTTGAAGCCCGCATCAGCAAGAGGAAAGCGCACTTGGATCTTCGTCTTGAACGGAGACAGTACATAATTCAAGGTGCGATTTGCATGCTCGAGGAACTCGTAGTTCTTGTCGGTGCCATGCGCGACTGTCTCACCGAGAAGGGCACCCATCCAGATTTCGTCAGGCAGGTCAGCGCAAGCAACCAGAGTAGCAAGCACCAAGTTGCGACCGGGGATGTAAATGTTACCCGACGTGCTGCCTTCCTTCGCTGCGGCAGCCTTGCCACCGAGCCAATCGAGCTTGCGACGAATCACGTAGTCGGGGAGGGCGGCCATTTCCTTCTCAAGGTACTCTTGGCCTATATCGTAGAACACGCAAACAACTTCGGCTTCAGGGAAATAGAACTCGGCGTACTTCTTCATAATGAGCGAATCAAGTCCGCCAGAAAACAGGATGACGATTTTCATGACTAGTCCTTCTTCATGAGATCAACGATGGGGAGGTCAACCATAGCACGGACGACTCGGACTTCAGCACCTTCGGACACTTCAACGATCCGGGCAACAACGCCGGAACGAGTCGTGATAACAGCGCCGTCAGGGCTCGCTACTGCTTCCTGAAACATCGCAGTCAGCCGACTCAGATCCTCTGCCGAGGGGTTCCAGTCAGGCCCACCCGCTTCGATATGCAAAATTTGACGTAAGCTCATTGCTCTACTCCTTCTGTGAATTGGTTGAAGTACCGTCGCGGAACAATCCGTGGTCACCTTCGACCACTCGATCCATTTCTTCGTAAGGGAACACTACCCAGTTGGGAGTGATCAACGCAGTCGACTGTGCAATGTGCGCGAAGTCTCCACCGTCGTACCGAGAGTCGATCACCGCTGGATAGATTTCGTAATTGAGAGTATCCGGTGCCCACTTCATGTGCGCGTGAATGCACTGAACGGTTCTGCCTGTAGCTATCACGTCTTCGAGATAGACGTAAGTAGCATCGCGCTCCACAGGCTCCGCGTAGTTCCGCGAGGGATGTAACGACTGACCCGACGCCGGGTAGTAAGTGCCAACAGGCATTGCCAACTTGTAGCCAACCAGCTGGGCCAAGGTCATGCCGCCGCGTACCACAGCAAACAAGTAGGGGTTGGTGATCCGCGCCTTGATGTCTTCTGCAATGGCATAGGCAATCTTCTGCAGCTCAGCATACGTCATCTGGTGTTTCATGTTTACTCCTTTACTGGTGAGGGCCAAGGTTTACGATTTCTGAATTTCTGATCTTCGAGTGCCCAATCGATACCAATGTGATCTTGGGCGAATGGGTGCCACGCTCTCCGACCTGTCCACGAGGTATCTGGATCACTCCAGAACTCATTCAACGGACTCAAGCCAAGAGGGAGTAGGAAGAACGCTGTGGCATACAAGCTGCCGGTGCTGATGTAAGAATCTGCGAGGGCTTCATCCACGGACACTAGTCCCGGTGTCAAGAAGCCTTCTGAGAACATGTGAGGCAGCATCAACTTCAGCGAGGCAGTCAGCGCACATCGAACTGCTGCGGGCCTTATGCCTGTATTTACAATGTCACCATGGAGGGCGCCGTAGGCAAGTGCGTAGAAGGCACCGAGCCGATAAACGATTGAACGTCCGATTGCCGGGAAGCTTCCCGTCTCTGAGAACTGGCGCTCTTGGATTTCGAGGAAGCGCAAATAGCGAGCAACAAACACATCCCCCGTAGCTAAGGCGAAGGCACCCGGTATGGCTTTCATCAAATCTTGGATCGCCGGATGTACCACGATACTGTTGTAGTAGTTGGAGCTGTACAGTGGGCCATCACCATAGATACCATCTCCAACATAGAAGCCATTGAAGGTGTGGATGGCTCGACGCACTGCACTCGAATATTGACTGGCGTACGTAATGTCCGTCTCTTGCACGTACAGGAATGCGGTGACCAATGCCTTCTGCAGAATCCAGTTGTTGTCGTAGACGGGCATCATGTTGACAGACTGCAGCCAATGAACGAACGAGTGCCGTCCGTAAGAGTCCATCGCCTTCCAAAGCTTGGGACTCCGAGTGAACGCCTGACACAAGTATCCAGCCTCAATCACGCTCTGCTGCTCCAGCGCAGGTCCTCCGCTGTTGAACAGCGCGCGGAGGCATTCAACAGCCGAGTCATAGAGCTGATGACGCCTACGCAATTCGGTCTCAGTACACACTGGCATCGACAAGTCCGCTTGGAACCAAGGAGCAAGACCGCAGGTGGTTCTCGCAATAGCCTCGAGCTCAGAGCTTACAGGATTGCCAGTATGCAGCTCCGGCATCTTCGCACCAGAGTAGACTGGGGTTGCCAGCTGGACAGCAAAATTCACCCACAGCTTACGTGCTTCATTTCGCATAGTGATCACCTGTCCATGAACCGCCAATGAACGCATGCTCCATACCCATGTGGATTGCTTCACATCCAGTCACTAGCGTGATCTCGATCTTGTTCTCGTTGAGCAGCTCTTCAAGGCGAACATCGTAACCGCGAACACCCTTCACTTTGAACTTCTCGAGTATGTCGTCCCATAGCTCTGGAGCCTTCCACAACGCCTTGGGCAAACAATAGAGCTGTGTGATCGCCGGGTACTTGTGGTGGTAGGCCACTTGCTCGAAGCGATGGTGCTTTGCCTTGTCCATTTCCATGCCGGGCGTGCGAAGGTATGCGAACATCGAAGGAAAGATCTCGGTCGTGTAGTCAGCGTAACCCCGACTATCGTTTGCATCTACCACGCCCAAAGTCGCAACGCGATGAGTCTTAGCACGATGGACGCATTGCTTCAGGCGATACCACGCATGTCTAGGAACAAGAAGGTCGTCATCAAGGTTGATGAAGAAGTCAAACTCAATCAGCGGATCGACGTTGCGCTTAGTGTGGGCAACCGACATATCAGCTGGAACGGCCTTGACGATCAGTGCGTTACCTGTGAACTCAGCGAGCAGCTTAAGGTACGGGAACGGAGAGCATTCAGGCACTTCCCCGTAATGCTGGATGTTGAAGATAGCACCACTGACTGAAGTCATGACGGCTGCGAGTGTCATCGGCAGCAGGTGGTAACGCGACGGGCTTGTTGTTGTGAGGAACAGAAAACCATCTAGTGATGTTTGACTAGAGGTCGTTGCTCTGGGGTGTGACATGAATACTCCCTGACAAATGAAAGGACTGACTTGCGTAGTACGATAACAGCACTAGGAATATCCTCTACAGACGAGACCTCTAGGAAGGTCGTTGCTTCGACTGGAGAGGGAGGAACAAACAAGACTGCAGTGTCAGGATAAGGGCACGGCTGACCGGTGTTCATGTAGACGAGAATGTCCGGCTGCACTATGTGGCGATACTCGACGCACAGGCAGGCGAAGTCCAAGATGGCCACCGCATTCAGTGAGCCACAGTTGAGCCTCGCCAGTCTTGCCATGCGTACAGCTTGATGCCAACGACCTGTATCGGAGAAGTCCCAGTCGTCGTACATCGCGTGGATGTCATCTTCATTCAGCCAAGTGGCATTCACGGTGTCGATCAACGCCGCGTGCAGGGCCTTAGCTAGTAGGGACTTGCCCGAATTAGGCAGTCCCATAACAAGGACCTTAATCACGACTATTCCTGAACGTAAAGCGAATGGCTCTTCGGAGTCTCCCACCAGTCTACAGACGCCACGCGACACAGGCGCTGCATCTTCCACGCGACAATATCGAACATCCACTTACTGAGGTTCTCACTCGTCGGCACGAAGTCGACGATGAAGAAGCTTTCCAGATACTCGCGCATATGGATCGGAAGCTCCGGAGGAAGCATGATGCGACGACCCACGACCATCTGCGAATACATGCCGCCGCTATTCGGAGAGTTGGCAACGTCCGTGCGTTCGATCTTCCACGGATACAGAATTGCGTCCGGGTGGCCGGGCATATTGAGCAACGACTGCATGAGAGGATCATTAACGTCGATGATGAAGTGGTGATCGATGATCTGGTTCAGGAACGTCTTGAGCCATTCGAGGTGACGGAAATCCGTGACCATGCCATTGCGGAGTTCGATGCCACCGAGCAGCGAAGTGAGCGTAACGTCTACCTTGCCTTCGTGGCCGTGCAGATGTCGGCAAGCACACAGAAGATCGCTGGCGAACTCAGAGTCAAGAGTCTGACTCCACACGCGGTGACCATAACAGAATTCGACGGCCTTCGTTATAAAGTGGGGCATTGCTATTCCTTTCGGGGTGTGATGATTGAAATATCGACCTTGCGGGTATCGGATAGCTTGAAGCTCATTACTTTGGCACAAGCTACGTTGGAGATCTCGGTAACATCGCCACCGAGCAGTTTGGGGAGGACGGTGATTATGAGCTTCATGTGGTTGCTGTCTTCAGTCCTAGGCACAGCAACCAGATCAAGATCGTTGTCGCTATAGCCGTTGTTCAACACCCCACCAGCCAAGGCTAGGTAGTAGCCTGCCGCCATGACCTCAGGTTGCATAACGCGAATTAACCGAAGGGCTTCATCAGTCGTCCACATCACAGACCCATCCATTTTGTTACGGCAGAGAATCCCGGAGCCTTTTCCCACAACCAGTGTTCAATAGGAAAGCCCAATGTAGTGCCTATCCAGAACGAGGAGTCCATCAACACTGATTTACAGGAATGGTAACAGGAAACCAGAAGCCCAGTGCGGTCATAGTGATAGTGGCGCTTGCCGGCCTCAGTCTTTGGAAACTTTATCATGCGTCATCCTCGCGTATGAAAGCGTTTTGTCGACGAGATCCTGAACGCGCTTCGGGAGCTTCTTGCCCATAAGGAAGAAGGCAACTGACTCGGCGATCAGCTCATACACCGATTTTGTCGCGTATTCGGAAACGATAGGAGCCAAATCCTTCTTGTGCAAAGTACGGATAGGCCACAGTGCTTTGATCTCGTCAAGGTCGCCAGACTCGAACAGCATGTCGAGCTCTTTGATCCCTACTGCGTGATCGGCCTTGATAAGGCGAATGATCTGCCGGTAGGCCAACGCATCTTCTTCCTCGAGATCAGACACGAAGCCTGATGGGAAAGTCTGCCCACCGACCAAGTTGTCGAGAAGCTTCTGGCTCAATGCTTTCGGCACAGTAGCCAGCTTGATGGACGTATTGAACTCGATCACCCACCTGGCCATCAGCTTGGGATGGTTGGCATACAGGCGATTGAGTTGGTGCGCCAGCTCGTGATAGATGACGTAGGGGAATTCGGTCGGCACCATCTTCTCAGGGCGAATGAGGAAGCGATGCGGGTTCTTTTCTGGCTTGGTGGAATGTTTGTACATCCCTGCATACTTGCCGCCACCCTTGGCACTACGGATTTCCCACACGCCGTCGCCCATGAGAAAATCAAGGCGATTCTTCTTCAGGGTCTTCGCTGCAATGTTGAAGGCTGACATGACTGAAGTGCCGACGTCCTTCTTGACGCGATACAGGAACGAGATCTGACCGAAGTCGTCATGCTGCTTCGTGACTACGTGATAGGTAATGTCCACGCCGTAGATAGAACCATGCCGAGGCTCTTGCCCAAGGTTGAGCACTATGTCGGCAGGTACAACTTCGATGGGTGTGCGGCGAACCGTAACGTGATAGTCTTTGGCGAGAAACCCGTGAATGGTTCCTTTCGACAAAGACATGACCTGCATCAGGAACGTCTGCTTCTGCTGCTCACACAGCAGGTAGTCTTTTACTTGAACTGTACTCATGATTAGTGCCCAAAGTAGAGTAGGGGTGCCCTCTAGTTACAAGAGCACCCCTGACTTGTGGAGGAAGCGGAATTACGAAACTGCGACGACGGGGGCTGCGGGCGCCACAGCTGCATCCGGACCTGCGACAACTGCAGCGGGGGCGACTGCCGCTTCAACTGCCACCGGGACGGTACCGAGTTCTTGTTGCAGCTTTTGATCGACAGCTTCAGGCGAATCGGAACCCAAGTGCAGACAGACGACGCTGTGCTTCTTCGACATCTTCGGGAAGACACCGAGATACGTCGACCAGTTCACCGTGAATGAATCTGTGACGACAAATGACGGGATCACGCCGGACACGCTGTCTGGATCGAACAGTGACTCGAGGCCTTCGATTGTGACGCCGGCTTGCTCAAGGACTTTGCGGTCGAATTCGATGATGTGGTCGGTAAGGCCTTCGTTGAGCAACGGGTTCTGTGAATACGCGACGACTGCGGAGTTGAGGGTCAGCGCTGCGAGATGATGAACTGGCAAGGCTTCTTGCGTGAATGACACCAAGGAAGGCTCCAGTACTGCTGTCAAGTCAACGCCTTCACGGCCGTCATCGACGACTTCATCATCGGCGTCAGGGGCTTCGTCGGTGATCTCGAGTTCGAGGCCATCGTCTTCAGGAACTTCTTCTGCATCCGTCTCGCCAGCTTCTTCCATATCGCTGAGATCGCGGTAGGCGAGAAGCTGATCGACCATGCTTTCGACCTCAGGGGCAACATTGAAGAACGTGCGCTCTTCCATGAACAGATCGAGGGGCTTCGTGAGGACTTGCCCGTCTTCGCTCAGGAACACAGCTTGCGGAGGGAACCGCTCTTGAACCCGAGGCTTGAGCTCCAAGTTGCTGATGAACAGGAGCGTTGATTTCTTGCCGGCTTCGTTGATCCAGACTGCACCGGGCGTCATGAACGTAATATCGTTGGACATCTTTTTTCTTTCCTTTGCTTTGTTGTAGTTGAACATCACCATGGTTTGCTACATCGAGTATTTACAGTATTGAGTTTTCACTTGTCGGCAATCTTCTTTCCGGCGGCGCCCTTGATCGTGTTGATAAGGACCAGCTTGCCGGAAGCACAGGACTCGTGCGACGTGACCCAAGTGTTAAGGACTTGGATCAACTCGTTCTCAGTGTAGGGTCGAAGCTCGAGCATTGGCAACGGAGCACAGGGGAGCAACTGCTCAGCGGGGATGTGCACGGACTTCACTGACGCTGCAACGTCCAAGGTGCCGTCATCCTTGGGAGGATTGGGAGCACATGCCGAAAGGAGAAATGCTAGGCTAAGAACGAGGAACAAAGAAATGCGTTTCATCAGATGCCTCCAGAAGTTGATTGACAATTTGCGCGTTGATAACTGACAGGCCACAAGCAAGCCCAGTACTTGGATCAGGGGACTGCATAGGTTCTTCACTTGCAGGTGGTGAACTTGTACCTGGAACAGTAGAAGGCTTCACAGGAATCTTGACCGGAGGTTTCGACTTTGGATCGCCACCAACAACTTGAGGCTGAGGCTTCAATGCTTCATTCAGGATCTTGTCGCGGGCCGTTGCCGATGTGTCGCCCTGTACTTTCGTGTTGGACAGTGTATCAGTCATGGCATCCTGCCCACCCTTGGCAGAGGTAACATCAGCTACGACCTGAGTGTTGACCTTGAGCTGCAATGCTGTGATCTTTGCATTCAGATCTTTGATCTCTTTCTGATCGGCTGAGGTCTGAAACACCACGCCGGCTTTGTAGCCACCGGCAGCCCCGATACCCATCAGGACAATGGCGGCTAGAACATAAAACGCGATCTTGACTAACAGGCTGTTACCACCTGTCCCTACGTCGAGCAGACTCATTTCGTTACCCCTTTGTGAAAGAATGTCCTGAGTATTTCGGCTTCGTACGCGGGACTGCTAGAGACTGCCGTGTTTTTGAAATGCGGGAACTTTTTCTTGAAGTCCATGCAATGCAGCTCAGAGATGTGGGCTTTTCCTGCCTTCGCGTTAGCCTGAAGCTGAAGCTCCGCAGTCAAGCTGTACACGTAATAGAACTCAGCACCAACAGCTTCAAGTGCCTGAACCTCGATAGGAAAACGCATGTCGGTCACGATCTGAATGTCGATCCGATCCTGTGGCCTTACGGCTGCCGCTGCGAGTATCTCCCGGATAATAGGCTTCACCCAAATGGCGGGATCGAACTCCTTCGGCGTCTCCCCGATGAACTCCAAGAAATTTCGAGGGGTCTTTCCGTCGGGCAAGCCGGGATGGGGAATGTTCTTTAACTCAGGATCGCTGAAGAACTCGATCGGGATTCCGTAGATCAAAGATGCGACCTCACGCATCTTGTCGGCAAAGGCCAACCGCTGAGCGTGATAATGCGTGAGGATGTAATTTGCGACTGTGTCCTTGCCTGAGCCCTTAGGGCCACAGAGGGCAATGATACGAACGGCCATGATGCCTCCTTCTTAACTGATCTTGAGTCGACGTTTCAAATCGTGGATGACTTCCACGGGGCAATTGCCCGGATCCCAATCCTCCTCCCCTTCCGGCGATTCTGGTATCTTGAATACTTTTGTGTTGAGCATCATGTTGACTGCACCCTTTATCATCTGCGTGGCCTTCTTGCCAGCCGCGTCTGCGTCAAACACCAGAACTACCGTTTCTACACCTGACAGTTCGAGCATCTTCGTCTTCGTCTCGCTCCACGACTGAGTACCCAAGATGGCAACGGCAGGGATACCGAACTTCAACAAGCGCAGGGCATCCCGAGGCCCTTCCACTAGCACCATAGTGGTCAAGCCCAACTTCTGCATAAGGGCTATCGCGTAGTCCAAGGGGAACAGGCCGTACTTGTGTCCCCACTTGCCAGCAGAGTTCAAATACGAGGGTTTGTCTTTCACCTTCTTCATGCGGGCCCGAATGTAACCCCGGAGCCTCTTGCGAACGACGACGGGCAAGTAGATGAAGTGCTCTGTAGTGTAGTCCGACTCGGAGTAATACACGTTGCACATCTTGCCGCCCAAATCGATAAGCAGACTGGTCGGAATGTTACGCCACACCTTCTTGGGAGGGATGTCTCCGATAATCTGAAGCTCCCCTTTGCCGTCATCCTCTTCACTGTCCTCGCTCAGGGGTTTGAGGTTTAGGTCACGAGTGTATTCGTCCTGCGGCTTTGGGGCTTTGAACGGCTGCAGGCCAAGGAGGGGAGCGACTTCATCCCACTTGGCGTGCTTCCCGCAACCGTAACAACGAAAGTAGCCCGGGGACTTAGATGCGTCGCTGTGCCATATTCGAGCAGAGGGGTCTGTATCAGCGTGATAGGGACATACAACTAGCACGCTGTCACTGAGCTGCTTCTTTGGACCTGAGTACGCGTTCAACTGACTCCGCACGAACGAGAGTTTAGTCCCGAGCGAAGTAGCATCTATGGCCATGGCTAGGTACCGGAAACAGACCCTGCTGCTTTGGTGGAGCCGTCAGTAGTAAGAACAAACGTACCGTGATCTTCGGCAGCATCGACAGACAGAACGGAGTTAGCAGACAACGCCATCTTTATTGTGGCATCGAAGTCACCAGCGTCATGATCGCCGCAATGACAACCTTCGCAACCCGCGCACCCATCAGCTGCTTCGGCTTCACCACACAGATACTGTAGCGCGGCCATAACGCTCTGGATGTCACGACCACGAACCGGCAAGCGAATAGTCTGACCAGCAGCGAAGTTATCCATGGCCCGACGCTTGCCTTCCTTCTTGTTGTAGCTGTCCCGGATGTTGCACAGGGCCGTCGCCACCAGCACTGTGGAGTCAGGCTTGTTATAGCGATTGAATTCATACAGGTAGGCGACAGTCAAGCCGCCTTTGGTGTCGACATTGCCGTCTGCCTTGATTCGGCGAATGTGTTGGATACGAATCTTGTTTTGCGCGCTCATGCGGGTACTCCTTCTTCGATGGTTACTGGGGTTGTATAAACGACTAAATCGGGTTCTGTGCCGTTCTTGAAAAAGCATTTCGCTAGGGCTGCGTGCTTCGTGTCAAAGTCGTCTGACGAAAGCCTTCCAGCCTGTTGCAGTTTGGTACATGAGTCAAATGCCATCTCGTTGGCCTTAACGAAACCAAGGTCGACGAAATACCGCTGCCCGTCCTTCATCCGTATGTGCTTGAGTCTTCGATCCTGATGCCAATTAACATGACTCATGACTCCGGTGCATTGGTAGCCATTTTTCTTCTTGCAACAAGGAATGCTGAAGGGTGATACACCATCCCTTGAGTTCCACACTACCTCAATCATCTTGCAGGTCTCACACTGATACTGCATCAGACAAAACGCTTCTTTGTGCTTATAGGTTACCACCACGCTGTCACCTCCCTGAAAATTTTCAACTCGAGTGCATTGAATGCAAACAGTGTATTGTTATTTTTACAGTATTGGTACATGTTCGCACAAGCAATCTGCACGGGGATGAACACCGCACGATCTTGCACCACGGGGAAGCGATAGAAGTACAGCTGCAGAGGGAAAGCGGCACGCAGCTTGTGGATTAAGTCAGCGTCGGTACTCCACACCAGATGGAGGCTATCCAACTGTGGATCAACTACACCCCACACATAGATGGGATCACCGTGAGAGATCAAGGAAAAGCTGCCGTGCTTAGAAGTAGAGGCCACCAGCAGAGCATGGGGTACTCCCTCGCGTCTACGAATACGTTCCAGCTTAGACAACCATGACTCGCCCACGTACTCTGAGTCCAACGTGGCCAGCCTGTTAGGGTAGTGAGCTTCAAGAGACTTGATCGAGTCGTCTGCTGAGCTGCTGAGGTACAGATCTAGGTGCTTGTCTCTGGAAGGAATCGAGACCTCTTGATGGTTGAGACCTTCCACATCAAGTTCATAGCCGCCGATGTATCGACCGATGTAGTGGTCACCACGAACAAGGTTAGGACAAACAGGGGCTAACGAAAATGACGGAGCTTGTTGGGCACACAAGACTAATGAGCCATACATGGGATACCCTCAATGTAGGTTTGGTTTTGGAATTGGAGAGAAGGCAGTTGACGAATCAGTAGCAAGCTTGCCACCATAGTGAGAGAGCATGTGACGAGGGTTTGAGATGTCGCCCGCAGTCAAGTGCTCTAGTAGATCAAGTGCGAACGAGGGAACCTGAGCGTCCGTCAGGTACGCGTCAGTGCTGTACAGCTCAGTGCTAAATACGGGGAAGGGAAACTCGACGAGCTCTCCATGCACGGCAACGACCAACTTCGCATACGTTATATGGTAGAAGTTTTGGCGCCAGCTGTGCATGAATAGCATATACGAATCGTCTCGGCCATCGATGATCCATGTCAAGAGCGACACGGCCTCTAGCGAGAAGTAAGGAGGGCTCACGCCGCCTCCATCTCAGGTTCAGGTTTACGGACATACACCGGTTTCACAGCGGTGAGGATCTGTTCGTCTAGGTCTGTGACATTCAACAACGGGAAATGCTCTTGCAGGTATGCCCGGACTTGCGCGCTACGCCACGGCTTGAAGATGCGCTTCATCACCTCAGCTTTCGGCATGTCCAGCTTCTTCATGTCTTCCATATCGGTGAGAGCCTTTTCGATATTGACGACTAGGTTGGGTATGGACCAATCCCACTTGTAGCTCTTGTCATCACGCGAGGACACTTCGATTTCGATTTCAGGTTCGATAGTGAAATGCACACCGAACTCATCTGCGTAGGCCTTAGTGATTCCATAGGTCGCCTCCCACTGCAAGATATGAATGAACGGGATCACCATCTCGTAAGGCACACAGAAGTACGAAGCGTCATGCACAATACGATTGAAGAAGATGCGGAACCTCGACGGCTTCCAGTCATCAAGCTTCATCATCTTTCGGAGAGTGGCACATTGATCGTAGTACGTCTCCATGATCCGACGAGATGCCTTCGTGCCGATCTCCGACGCGAAGCCTTGGATAGGTGCATTTGCACCACGTCGGGTCTGCTTGGCAGTAATGCCTTGATCGCCCATCAACCCAGCTAGCATCAAACGCCGACGGCCAATCGGGGAGTAGACATAGAACTCTTCCTCCGCCATCTTCACCATCTTGTCGATCCAAGCCTTGCCCTTACTGAATTCGGCAAACAGCTTGTCCATGATGTCTTGAGCGTACGGGCTACGATCTTCTTCAAGCAAGGCTAGGAGTTGCTCTTCGACCACATCTATCTCTCCCTGCACTTTCCGATCACCATCGCGTAGCCGCTTGTACATCCCATTAAGCTTTGCTCGTAGCTCTTTGATCTCTGCCTCTTTCGTGTCATGCCCCAACGTCCGAGCACCCTTCAAGTAGATGACTCCGAAAATAACCTTCTTCACAGCGTCACGCAATGGGCTGCTCTTGTCCACGATCTTGTTGAAGAATCGCTTGACGTTCAGAAGGTGGAAGTCTCCATCTCGTTTGATCTCTGCTGCCATCTCGGGCGTCGGAGATTTGATCCAACGCTGCCGCAGCTTCTGACCAATCGCAAACACCGCAGCTAGAAGCTTGTCACCCGACACGATCGACCACACTCGAACTTCGTGGGCTGAATAATCGAACCGAATGAGCAAGTGACCGATAGGTGCTCGGAACATCGCCTTGATGATCTTCGACAGTTTACCTCGCGCCGGAATGTTTTGCAGGTTCGGATTCTTCGAGGCTAGGCGTCCCGTGTCCACATCGAAGAACGAATAGTCCGGGCGCAAATACGAATCAAGGGAGGAGTCAAGGTCTGATCTGATTCTTCGATACCAACCCTTGACGTAGGTGCTCAACAGCTTGGCGGCTTCTTGGTAGTCGCCGAACATTGAAACGATCAGGCTCTTGTCTTTGTAGTATGCGATGTAGTTCTTATCGATTGCATCGGCACCGGCCTTCGTCTTGGAGATTGCTGGCAGATTCAATATGTCGAAGAAGAGCTTACGCTTATGCTCCGTCTTGCCGAGGGACAGTATCCAACGTGCTGCCGCACCTGCCTTAGCAAACAAGCCCTTCGACTTGAAGCCCGATTCTCCGAGCAACTCAGTATTAGCTTTCTGCACGTCAGGATGCAAATACAGCTCGTCGAGCAAGCGCTTGATTTCAATATCTAGCACTGACCCTTCAGCCATCAACGACCGGAGGTATGTACGACTCACCAAGGAGCCATCTTGCTTCAAGTGCGAGAGCTGGTGGGCTGTGTCCGACATCTGGTAGCGCATGTGGTTGTCGAAGTACGGCAACCAATCTTTGCCAGCGATCTTGATCCTTGACGCCCGCTCCCTCTGCATCTTCCGCATGTGCAATAAGCACACCGCATCCATCGATGCATACTCAAGGAAGTCTGGATTGTTCGGCTCGACGTTCCCGCATGTGGCGCGTTCGCCCTTGGAGAACTTGGCTGTGTAGTAGTGATCGTTGCCGTAGCGACACAGGGCGGCAGCTAGGCCACCTGCTCGGAAGCCATAGGAAGGCAGGCTCGATATGTTCTCATCTAGCAAGTGCTCACCGGCAGTTATCTCCCACACCGGTGCTTTGATGATAAGCATGTTCAAGCACGTGCGAAGGACTCGCAGGTCGAACATGCCATTGTAGGTGAGGAAGATGTTGGTCTTCAGGCGTAGACGCGCTCGCAAGGTCGCCTTGATCTCTTTCCGTTCTTCCTGAGTGAATGGAGACTTGGGGTGGTCGACTGGAATGACAAAGCCCAGCTCGGGATTAGAGTCGAAGCACAGCTGCACGGTGTAGATCTTGTTGTGATAGACCGACAGATTCTTCGTCTCCGTGTCCAAGCCGATGTACTCAGACTTGTCGAACAGCTTGGTCATCTTCCTGAACAACTCGATCGTACCGACGTACTTGGGCTTGTTGATCAACTCCTTCAAAGAGCAGGGGTCTTTGCCGAGCAGCAAGTGTGAGAGATCCCGGCAGAAGAAGCCGAGCAGGTTGGCTAGGGCACCATTCTTCTCAGTGAGCCGTGCAAGATCGAGCGTAGAGGTGACCTTGCGCTTGTCGATAGTATGAACCCAGCCATTCTTCTCGACGGGGTGGGTAACAGGATAGATCAGGGATAGATTCCCTGAGAACAAAATGTGCGTGGGGTTGAGCTTCTCGATCAGATCGAGGGTACGCTCTTTGAAGGAACGCTCAACGTCGAGTCGAGCGGAGTCTCGCATGTGGAAGCTTTTGGCGTCGTTAAAGTTTATAACGGCGTAGGAGAACTCAGGGATGTCGCCCCAAGTGCGGGCGAACTTGCGCGCGTACTTGATGCAGTTGGAGAGAGTGGGGGTGCTGGCTAATCTCCCACTCTTCAGATCTGCAGTGTCGACGGTCTGCAGGATGACCAGTAAGCGATGCTTGGACTGTTCCCATGACTGGTCACGGCCAAGGGTCAGGTTGTAATCTACGGTGTCAGCTTTGAATCCACGATCAAACATTTAGGGAACCTCGATGGGTTGTGTTCCCTAGTATTTACATTTTTCAATCCTGCGTCTTCTTCAGAGCATCCAGGATGGTGTTGCGGATCTCTTGCACCTCCGTACTGTGGGGAGTGTTAAGTCCAACGCGCCTACAGAAGTCGTCGATGTTAAGTTCGTCAGGGGTGTAGACACACACGCCTGTCGCCCGGTGCTTCCACAAGCACACGCCCCGGCTGAGAGGGCAAGAAGTCACAGCCAATTGTTTGTTGATGATTCCACAGTACGCACCCACTTTGTCACTCCGTCGTTGTTGATGTTGCAACTGATACCGAATCTGTTGGCTCCACAGTTTCTAGAGCCTTCTGTGCCAGCGCCTGATCGGTAAAGTCTTGCAGCTTGGCGATAACAAACACGCCCAACTGAAAGCCCAACCACAACGTCTCCGTCTTAGTGCTGACGTAACCGTTGGGTCCTCGTGATACACTGTACTTCAAGCCATGTGCTTGCACTTCAAACAGTCGGCGCAGCTGCGCCTCACTCATAGCCATATTTTCAGTTCCTCATTTGATTGTAAGTCACCAGCGCTTTGGTCAGATATTGCTTGGCCAGAGCGATGTGGTGATCGTTCTGCATGTTCTCCGGACACGCTTCAAGATTGGCGACACCCAACTGCGCGGAGTCTTTCATCACAGTAAGCAGCTGACTGTTCTTGCTGATCGCTGCTACGATCCCTTCTGTCTGTTGGAGAACTTTGCGTAGGGACGCATCCAGTACCTGAACTTTATTGTCCAGCTTGTGCAATGTATCCTTTACAGCAAGTACATCGACGGCAAAATCCTGCATTGTTGAGGAAGGAGCAGTAAGGGTTTCCACTTGTCGCTCGAGCAACGCGATCCGCTCAATGGCAGAGAGGCGTCCGCGCTCTTCTGCCTCTGCGAACAGTGCGTTAAAGTCCTCGCCACTCAAGACTACATCTGCCACCGCAGGAGGAGTCTTCGCAGGTTCTTCACTTGGTATGGATGTATCACCGGTGTTGTCAATGTTAGAGGTCATGATGATTCCTTACTTCTTATTGATGTTACCTGAGGGAGGATAAAATACGCTTACGCGTAGCTTGGACAGAAGCCTTCAACTTGTCGGGGACATCCAAACCAGAGACCCACGAATTGAAAAACTCCTTGGTGGAAATTCTGTGATCGATACCGTCTGATGGTAAGTCCTCAGTAAGGACGGAGGCTAGCTGAGCTTTAGACTGGAAGTTGCGAACGACACAAACATTCAGATGCTTGTAGTCATCTGCAGTGACCTGTGCCCCGTCTTGCAGAACCAGCTTGACCAGATCGGTGCTCTTCAGATCGTGCGGGATGTCAGAAGCAGTTTGCACCGTGATCGTATGCAGCCGGTACTTCGGCTTGAACGGAACACTGGTGATCTCGAAATCCTGAGGGCCATTGAATTCGATGGAATGGAAAAACTTCTTGGGCTTCTCACCGAAGCACGTCTGGTACAGAGTACCTGAGTAGTAAGTGTTCCGTACAACTTGGTTCGTATGGATGTGACCCGCGACGGCAACACAGTCACTCTGGTCTCGCTCTTCATTCAATATCTGCCGACCGTTGTCTGTAGTGGCACCGTAGACGTCGAGGTGACAGACGTTCAAAGCTTTCGGATGGAACTTGTCCCGAGGGAACGGAAGGAAGCGCACAAGAGCGCCGTCGATCTTAACGTCAGCTCCAGCGAGGTAGATGTGAATGTTCGATCGCTTGGCAACTTCAAACTCACTCACGACTTCCAGCGAGTGTCCGACCTCGGGCGTACGCCCGATCGTGTCGTGATTACCGGGGATGATGAAAAATTCAAACTCTTTGTTGCTCAACACCTTTGAAAGCTCGAGCATGCCTGAGTAAGACATGCGTGGGTTCTCACAGATGTCACCGTAGAAGATAATGTTGCGTACGTTCTGTTGCTCAGCGTATCTGAGAACTCTCTGAACTTCACCACACACCATAGCGTCGTGGTTATCAATGTACTTGGAGAGGCCACCCAATCCTAGGTGGTCGGTCAAATGAAGGTCGCCAATTCCGAGTGCGCGCATATACTGAACTCCTAAATCTTTCTTTGTATGAAATTAGAACTGCTCCCTCAGAATTTACAGTATGAAAGGTTGCGAGAATTCAGTGAGTCTCTGTAATGATGAAGTCCTCTCTTCTATAAAACAAGCCAGACTGAAAGTGGGTCCGCGCTTGTCCTGACTTGCAGTTGATCCATCGTGTCCGTAGGACATGGACGGATCCGTTCCTCAAACGTAAGGTAGGCTCCATGACTCAACTGTTCTTGAACCTAGGAAGGGTTTGAGGCTTTAGCCTTCGCTCACCCACACGCTACCTCGAAGGGCGGAGCCCGAAGAGGGTGGGGGAATATCCGGTGCATTGCTGACTAGAAGGATCCGAACCTAAGAGAGATCCGATCCCTACCGCATCCTCAACCTTTACTGAGAAGCAAGAGCGATCCCTTCCTTACTGAACCGACAATTCCCCCCGAGGGCTCCGCCCTCTGTCGGGGTGATCAAAGGCTAAAGCCTCAAACCCTTCCATTATTCTTTTGCGATAGCACTGTGAATGTCCTAGGATTCAAATACTGTAAATTAGGGGAAATGAATTGTTATCCATCCACGTTCTATAATAAGCAATGACAATTCATTTCATTCATTGATCTCAGTACGATTTTGGGGCACAGAACAACACATTTCACAGAGGCGAATAAGCATGAAAAGCACGACTCGTAAACCCCTAGAGAGTAAGGCCAATCCTATCTACTTCGCAGACGTGCTTCCAGGTGCAGGGAAGACTCTCTGGGCTATAGAGAAGATGCGAGACTGCATAGACAAGAAGAAGGGCATCATCCTCTACGTGGCACCGACTCATGATCTCTTGGACGAAGTCGAGCGGAAGCTAGTCATCAACACTCGTGCTAGTTGTGTCCACCACATTCGCGCTACCAACGATGGCGAGTCAACCTCTGTTGCTCTCCGCCTGAAGATCGACGGTGGTGTCTCGCGCTACGGTGCTACTATAAAGCCGTGCAGTCCCGGCACTGTATTACTCTGCACTCACGAGACCTTTCTGTATCTCACCACCGATGTGAACTCTTCCATGTATATCAAACGTAGAGCGGAAGTGAATGTCATCTTCGACGAAGCGCGCAAGTGCGTGCTGTCCGAAACGAAATTCTCCTTACCGAGAGATGCCACTTCAGCCTTTCTGGAAACGTTCATCCACAGAGAGGACGCACCTGCGGGTCATGAGTTTGGTCGCGTCCATCTGAAGAAGGACGTGCTAGACACTGAGGCCTTCGACGCCATCTTCTCTAGGAGCAGCAAGCTCCGGCGTTTCCGTAGTCGCGTGCTTCAGCAGCTAACTGCAATCCGTGGAGACTCTAACATTGAGATGTACGCTAGCATCAAGCGCATGGAGGACGCAGAGGACACCGAGTTCCTATTCCAGACTATGCTCGTGCCTCGCCACGCCTTCCATGGTTGGAAGAAGGCTGTCCTGCTTGCTGCCTTCTTCAAGAACTCTCAGATGTACCACCTGCTGGCGCAGTACGACGTGTCCTCTTTGCTAGGGACGACAGACAAGAGTAGTGCTGCTAAGTACGACCAATTGATCCTGTCTGCTGGTGGTGAAGATAAGCTGTGCAAGCTGATCGACATATCCACTAAGGTGGTTAGGGCTGCAAGGGTCAACGCCATCCTCAAACGCTATAAAGCACTGACCGTCACTTACATCAGCCCCAACACTTCGTTCACTATGTTTCATCTGCGGAACAGTGTGTTGGTTGGAAATATTGAGCCAGATACTCTAGCCGAGTTCACCTTGGCATACAGAGCGTGGAGTAGGAAGAGAGGGCACGCTCACATCCCTCTGGCTGCGTCGCTACCTGAGGTCTTCTCAGCCAGCCCTGATCCTGAACTAGTACGCATGTTCAAGCTGCTCAAGATCCACACGGAGTACTCTAGGCTGACACCTCTTCGTTACTATGTACGTGCAGCCTTTGGGTTATGTCGACGCTGGTTGTCCCAGCATCGGATGAAAAAAGAAACTATCCCTATGCTGGTGAACATCGGCACTACGGAAGGATCTAGCTCCCGCAATCGCCACTGGGTGCAGGACGTGATGAAAGTTGTACCTGATCCTGCAGACAATTTGTTGGAGGTGCCGTTTGTCAATCATGGCTTGAATAGGTTCAAAGAGTTGAACACTCTTGCCTTCCTCGCTACCCTGAATCCTACACCGACCACGGCTCGATTGTTTCGTCAGCTATGCCCGAGTTACAATCCCAAGCTAGACCACACTGTCGATCAGGCGATCCAGACGGCGATGCGCATTTCGATACGCGACACATCCTCACGCACCAAGCCCCTAGTAGTGGTAACGGACCGTCCGTTGGCCGAAGCAATCGTCGAGCACCTACAGGGTGTGCCGTCCTTAGTTGAACCGCAGTCGATTTTTTCTGAGTTCCCAAACTTAGATCCATTTTTCTTACCTAGGGAGACGCACGCAGAGAAGAAAGTGAGACTCAAAGCCAATCCCGAGCTCGCAACTAAGATGCGTGCCAAACAAGCCAATGCTATGGCCCGGTCCCGTGAGCGCAACGCAGAGCAGATAAAGTACATAAAAGAAAACAGTAAATATGTTAGTGCAGTAAACACGTTATCAATAAAGGTGACTCGCCTGAAGAAAGACGGAAAGCCGTTTGAGAAGCAGAAACTGGAGCTAACTGCCTTGCGTGAGAAAGCTAAAATGGAGAGGAAAGAGTTGATAGCGGAATTCAAGAAGGGACAGAGCAATGGTTGAGAAAAAGAAGAGACCCAAGGAAGACCTAGACTTCTGGATCGACTACGAAGCCGCGGTCTCTGCGCTTAACGAGGCGGGCGTTCCAGACACCGTTGGATTCGTGCGTCTGTCTCTGTGGGACAGGATTGCATACTACGGCGCCTTGCAAGTGGCCAAAGCTCAAGGGAGGATTCCTTCTCCTCCCTCTCCAATACTCCACGCGAAGCCGATGGATCTTCAAGTCCTTCCCGCCGACGTGCCTGAAGAGAAGAAAGCATTTGAGCTGACTGACGGGCAAGCCACAGCGTGGAAGAAGCTGAAGCGTTTCGTTGCCTCGAAAGAAGACAAGGATGACTTCTTTGTTCTCCGTGGGTTCGCTGGTACAGGCAAGACGTTCCTCCTCCAGATGCTGAAGGACCTCAACCTCTACAACATTCTCTACACCGCACCGACGAACAAGGCAGCGAAGGTGCTGTCGTCTATGCTCGAAGTGCAAGCGAAGACGATCTACTCCGCGTTGGGCATTCGCATGGAGTCTGAGGATGATACGGTCGTCCTGAAGTATCCTGATCGACTGCCAGCGAATCTTCGCAACTGTGTCTTGGTCATTGACGAAGCCTCGATGGTCGGCCAGCAGCTATTGGACTTCATCAAGCGTGCCCAGTACGAACTCAACCTGAAGGTGATCTTCGTCGGTGATCCAGCACAGCTAAGGCCAGTAGGCGAAGATCGTTCATACGCTTGGGCTGTGACGGACAGGAAAGAGAATCGTGCCTTGCTCACGGAGGTCAAGCGAAACGACGCACAGCTCTTGGTTCTAGCAACCGCTCTGCGTCAGTGCTTGCGTACTCGACAGTACGACTTCGACGTTGCCGACTACGTGGATGGCGAGCAGGTGAAGCAAGTGTCACAGAAGGAACTCGAACGGATGATGGACGGTGATCCGGACACTCGAGTCTTGGCATGGCGCAACAAGACAGTCACTCGGTACAATCGAATCATCCGTAAGCGGTTAGGGTTCACCGAAGAGTTCTGCATCGGCGACCTACTGTTGCTCGCGGGTCCGATGAATGAGTACGATGCTCAGGGAGAGCCTGTATTGATTGGCAACACAGACGACGAGCTGACAGTGACGCAAGCCATACTCGACTACGTCACAGTGCAGGAAGTGCAGATCGAGATATGGAAGCTGACATGCAACCTAGACGGATTGACCAAGACGTTGAGGATTGCAACCGACAAGGGGCACGCAGCTCTAGCACCTCTGCTCTCTCGCATGGCAGCGAAGGCCCGGAAATTCGACAAGACCAAATCATCTATCGGTCAAGTTACGTGGAAGGACTTCTGGCGAGTGAAGAACACCTTCCATCGTGTTCGGTATGGCTGGGCATTGACCGCACACCGTGCCCAAGGTTCAACGATGAAGCGCGTGCTAGTTGATCAGGCAGACATCCTCGCTAACAGGGAGACAGCAGAAGCCTTCCAGTGCCTCTATGTCACCAGTACTCGACCCTCTCACGAAATCGTTTTCAACTAAAGAAGGGATGCATATGTTTTCAGCAATATGGAATGGGATACTCGATCATGTCTATCGTAACAGATTCACAGCTGCAGTGCAGGCAGCAGAGCACGAACTCATGGAGCTTCAGGCTGAACTGAGAGAGGTCAAGGAAAGACACAAGCTGCTGTCTGCTGCGATCCAAAGTCTAGAGCAGGCTGATGCGAATTTCGCCATTGCCTTCTCTGCGATGAATGCCTTCTCTATTGAACGCATCCCTCGCTGTACTATAGAGGGGGCGACTGCCGAAAGCTACGGAGTCCCCTGCAAGTCTGTCGTCGGTTATTTCTTCAAAGACGAAGTGCGCGAGTGGATGTTCACTTGCAGCCTCGCCACCCATCAACGACTCGTTCTCGAATTCAAGGAGTATCAAGCAGCTAAAACCAAGAACTAACCTGTTGTAAATATCGCATGGAATGGTTAGCGCGACCATTCATCACTTACAAACCTCATGAGGAGCACAAAAGCATGGCAATAAAATACCTTGGCATTGAAGAGCTAGAAACCGGAGCGGCCACCGATCCGATTTGGGCAATCAACACAGCCTCCAGTTCGGAGATCGGAGTGTCCGGTGAAGTGCATATCGGCATCCCGAAGATCAACGGCTCGAAGATCGATCCCCTGCACATTCCGCAAACCTGGTTGGCAATCGAACTGACGCGCACCATTCCGCGTAGCCAACTTCTGCATGCGTCCGAATTCCGGACGGCCATCGACAACCAGCTCATTCAGTGCGTGAGCGCGAAGAGCGCAGCGTCGATCAATTCGCAAGAAGGTGCAGACGAAGAGCGTAGTCGATTGGCCGAGTTCCGTCGGCATGTTCGCGCAGCGGGTGCCGCTCGTACGCTGGGCAAAGGCATTGGCGAGATCAAGATGGTGACGGTCGGCAATGGGGCAGATGACGATGCAGACGGCGAGACGCAAGTCATCGGCGGTGGCGAGGATGACGAAGAGGACAGCCCGAAGAAAGGTTTGACGGCCGGCTTCCTCACGTTCGCGGAACGCCTCCCGTCCAAGAGCGACATCGTGGTGTTGAACGAGATCAAGAGCCGTCGCACCTTCTCACGTAAGGAGATGGTCTACCTGCAGACGCTTCTGAAGGACAAGCCGAAAACGCACGCGGCGATCTCGAAGCAGCTCAAGAGCAAGTAAAGTTTACTGGCACGCGTAGTCATGGGGAGTCTTCCTTTTCATCGGGAGATTCCCCATTTTTCGTTTGTGCTCTCGTTTGTAGCACGGCCCAGTTGCGTATAGTTCAGCACTGCAAAAACGACCCGCAACCCCTGCATTTCCAAGGGTTACGTCACTTTGCCTGTTAGTCGCCTTTTCCCTCGAAAACAGCCCAAAAAGAGGCGAAAAAGAGCAGTAAACCCCTGTAACTCATTGATTTTGTAGGGAAAAACAGGCTAAAAACCCTTGATTTTGGGGCATTTTTCCTGTAAAATGGAGTTGTAGCAAATCCGTTCATCAATCCATAAGGAAGGAAAAATCAAAATGAGTAACTCGAAAAAGAACAAAGTCACCAAAGGCCAAATGCTTGACCTGTTGGCATTCATAGTTGTTACCAAGCCAACTACGCTCAAGATGGTGCCGAAGTGCATTAGCAAGCTGGCACTCAAAGACGACTTGATCGTCAAGCACACCGTCGGCAAGCGTAGCTACGCGATCCGTCCAAACGGGCGTCGCCTTCTGACCGAGCAGTTTGCCCGCTGCACCCAAGTCATGGCATTGCTCGCAAATTGGTAATCGTTTTTTGTCACACCGGGAACTCGGAAGGGTTCCCTCTCCTGTTTTTCCAACCCGTAGTTCATTTCTGGAGTTTCAACAATGTCTTCTGCAAAATCCACCAAAGCCATCATCCCCTCCGTCAATCGTCATGGTGTTGCGCTGATCGCGTTGCAGCCGGGTACGCTTGTCAACGTTCGCAAGGTTGAAGTTTCTGATTGCGTCGAAGGTAATCCCAATGTCGTTCCTGCTCTAATCATGAGCAGCATGATCGGCGTCGGCGATGTTCGCGGCACTACGATGACTTCGAGCAAGCAAATGAAAGAGCTGAATCGGCGTCGGCTCGTGGTGATGGTGCGTACTCTGCCCGAGGTGTATGAGCTGTTCACGGTTAGCGTCAAGCATATCTGCTGGAGCTTCGGTCCGTTGGATTTGGAACAGAGCGCATCACTTACCACGAAGATGACACCTGCAGTCAGTGACGCTCCGAAAATTGACACGCCTGCAGTCACAGTGGCGGCAGTTAAGGAAGTCAAGCCTAACACGATCACGCAACCGAAAGTGACAAAGCCGCGCAGTCGTAGCAAGACAGCAACAGGCGTGGTGCAGACGCCGGGCCTTCGTGACAAGCCCGCATTTGCGTAATTGATCCACTGAAGCACGGGGTTGGGTGCGTTCTCCCAACCCCCATTGAGTTTATGAATGGGAGATTTCATCATGGCATCACGCGACTTGTGGTTCACGGAAAAAGCACCGACGATCAAATGTATTCATTGTGGTCAGCCGAAGATGAGCCACTTGGCCGTCACGCATCATTGCCCCTTGGGTGCCAAGAATCGCACCCTTGGATATACCCAGTACAGCAACACGAAGCGCTTCGCACCCAAGCCCCTGACCTTGCGTAAGGTGTGGCTGGACAATCGTGCAGCCCTTGAAGTGTATTTGCAGTCGCACGGTTTCGTTGGCGTGTATCCAAAGAGCCTGCGCCTCCTTCAAGCCTTGGTGCAGGATACCAACGACACCTACCTGTCTCGCCCGAAGTCCTGCAAGCCCTGATTTTTCAAGTCGCTGTAAATACACAGTGACGGTATTTCGTTTTAATCATCCGCCGTTTCATCATTAGGAGATTCCAGTGAAAGCAGTTATCTATCAGTTGTTCGCTACCTCAGACATGTTCAGTATCCCCGAAGCTGAAGCCTACCACGCATTGCAGCACGGGCACTATGTCGTCAAGGCGTTGTACGACGACGAAGCACGCCAAGGCGCCGCCGTGCAGGTGTTCAATCGGAAATTCCCGAACCTGCATTACAACGCTGTGGCCTCCATGCAGTTCGATCCGGAGAACAAGATGACGTTTCTCCAAGCCCTCAATCTGGTCTTCGACAAGACGAACAACATCGACGAGCCGTGGACGGGTAATGCGGAGATTACTCACAAGCTGAGTTCATCATTGCCGTCTCTGCGCGTCGGTGATCTGATCAAGTTCAACAAACAGGGCTACTTCTTGGTCGACCCCGTCGGCTTTTCCAAACTCAAAATCGAAAGCGCAAAATGAAAACGGCTATGACACTCAAAGAAATGCAAGCCCAGTACCTTGCGGCCAAAGAGGCTTACTACAACGAAGAACCGATCATGACCGACAAGGCTTTCGACAAGTTGGAAAACGACATTCGTGCCTTAGCTCCCAAGTGGAAAGAGCTGGCGAAGACGGGCGTTGAAGCCGACAAGAAGATGAAGGCTGAGCTGCCGAATTACATGCCGTCGTTGAACAAGTGCTACCCTGAGCAGTTCCCAAAATGGCTCACCAAGCGGAACGCTGATTCCCACCTGCTCATGGACAAGCTGGACGGGTCGGCGTTGCATGTGTCGTACTTGAACGGCAAGCCCTTCACTGTCATGACTCGCGGCGACGGCACCATCGGCGGTGACATTAGCTTCATGGCGAAGAAGCTCAACCTTCCGACGATTAAGGACAAGGCCCCACGTAGCATGCGTTGCGAAGCGGTCATCTCGAAGAAGAACTTCAAGAAGTGGGCGAAGGATTTTGACAATCCCCGCAACATGGTCAATGGGCTGCTGAATAGAAAGGCCACCGAGCGGGCCCACCCTGCATTGAAGGATGTGGACATAGTGGTGTTGGGTGTGTATGGTTCGATCATGACTTCGTCACCAGCAGACGACGTACCGCGAGGTCTTGAGTGGGCCAAAGCCCAGGGCTTCAAGACTGTGGCTCACATCATCACAGACAACGTGCTCGATAACGTCAGCGTCGCTCTAGCCCATCGCAAAGAGAAATCGCCCTACGAGATTGACGGCTTGGTCGTCACATCACCGGGTACTCTGTTCCAGTACTCGAATGCCGAGAAGCCCGGTTGGGTCACAGCGTACAAAGAGAATCTTGATTCGACAGCGGCAGAGGCCGTAGTCGAGCAGATCATCTATCAGGTATCGAATCGTCGTCGGATCATTCCGAAGATCCAAATCGAGCCGGTGAAGCTTGACGGAGCGATGGTGCGTTTTGCCACTTGCCATAACGCGAAGTGGATGCGTGATCGTAAGATCGGACCGGGAGCTGTCATTCGTATTCTGCGGTCGGGTGGTGTGATCCCGAAGATCATTGCGGTCACGAAGCCGGGTGTGTTTCAAGAGCCTGATATTAAGTACCGTTTGCTTGGAGTGCATTTCGTTGTCGATGGTAACGATGATGAAAAAGCAAATCGCACTATCGGCATTCAGTCGGCCAACAAGTTCTTGGGTACGTTGGGTGTCGAGTTCATTGCCGTCAAGACGATCGAAACTCTGTACGATGCAGGCTGCACAACGCCTTTCCATTACATGAGCTTGGCAAGCAAGGGCAACGTTGCTCCTATGCTCAAGGCCGGCATCGGTGATGCTAATGCCAAGAAGATCATGGGCGAATTGAAGCGTGCGTTCTCCCCGTGCAGTCTGTTGAAGTTGATGGTTGCCTCAAACCTGTTTGGCGTTGGCGTTGGTGAACGGCGTTTGACGGCAATCCAAGCAGCGGGAATATCAATGACGAAATTGATGGCCATGGATGAAGACACCGCCCTCAACGCAATCGTCAAGATCCCCGGCTTCCAAAGCACTACGGCAGGGTTGGTCGTTGCAGGGTTGCCACGGTTCAAGAAGTTCTTGGCGACGGCTAAGAAGTACATCACGGTGAAAGACCTGAAGCCTGTAGCGAAGAAAGTGGTGCAGGGTAAGCTGACAGGTCAGAAGGTGTCGTGGACGGGCTATCGTGACAGCACCGAAGAAGCGGCAGTTGAAGCGGCAGGTGGCGAGGTCGTGAGTTTCGGATCGAAGACGACGGTGCTTCTGTATAAGCCCACAGGTAAGCCGTCGGCAAAAGTTGCGAAGGCAAAAGCCTCAGGCATCAAGGTTGTTCAATTCAAGGACCTCAAGGTCTAAGGAAGGAATCGTCATGGGAATTTTCGGTACTATACTTAAAGTTGGGGTAAACATCGCAGTCGGTTTTGCGGATAGCGCCTTGCTCGGAGCTGCGGCTAATCGGTTGCCTAAGTCAGGGCGTCAAGGACTTATTGGCTACGGCCTGCAGAAGAAAGACGGCAGTCACGATCACCGCTACAACAAGGGATCGGATCGCACCCCCGCGCAGCAAGCTGGCGACAAGAAGTAATCAACTAGAGGGAGATTGTGATGTGTTCTATTCTTGAACGAGTAAGTGTCATGTCTGCACCTGACGAGACTCCTAGGCACTCGCCGTATGGTTACGTGATCCAGCCAGACGGCACGGCGTACGCACTTTTGCAAGAGTTCTGTCATGGCTTCGTGTTGGCCTGTTTGTACCCTGAAGCCTTGGCAGAGTACAGAGAGGAAGATCCGCGGTACGAGACAGTCGGCGATGAATCGGTCGAGGTTTACACTTTGTCGATTCCCGAGAGCGTCGATGACATAAACGTGTTTGCTTTCCAGCGCTTTGAGGGTGCCCAAGAAGGAAAGCTTCCGGCAATTCGTATCTGCACATCTCGCATGTTCGGAGATACCACCGTGGATCTTCCGAAGGAGCCCTGCCCTGATAGGCAAATCCTGACGCTTGAGCGCACCCTCTACAAGAGCCTTGAGCATTCTCCTGAGGACGATGTGCAGATGGACTTCGCACAGACCACGATGAAAAAGTGCTTGATGCTCGCCGTCAAGGATAGCGATGAGCGCTTCAAGCTGATCTACGACAAGCGAGGCCAAGAATGGTAACGCTTCCCTCGCACGTGTTCTTCACACCCAAGCGTTATTTTTGGGCATTGATGCAAGAGCTATACAGCTGTGCAGTGACAGTTACTGATTGCGGCTGCGGCATGGGGATTCTTTTGGGCATGGCTGATTACTTCAAGCTCCCAATGCGCGGGGTCGACATTTGCCATCGCGAGGCTTTATCGAACAAGATCGAGTTCATTGATGCTACTACACTGAGCTGGAGTTCGTCAGAGTGGCCTATGCTGTGTAGGCCCTCGCATGGTCAGTGGATCGGGACAATGATCGATCGAGTTCGAGCTGACGGGTCGTGCATGATCTACATTGGCTTACCCCGCAACGTGAAGCGTGATCTTGCAGGTGCTCGTTTCGTCAAGATCACCACCAAGCCCGTTGGTATTGATGGAGAACATTTCTACGTAGTCCCATCCAACGGATTTCCTTACTGGCCCACCATACGCGATGCTTTGAAGCGCGTGCCTTATTTGGAGTAGCGCATGACTTTGAAAACTCAATTCACTTTGGGTGACGTAACTCCCGACTCTATCGGAGAGAATCCCCAGTGGCGTTACATCCACATGGTAACCCCTCGACCCAACCGAGATCCTGCACGGCAGACGATCGTGCTTCCTGAGAAGGATGCGTACTTGCTGTTCGGTGCGGCTGAATTGGTCGATAAAGTCGGTTAAACCCTTGATTTTGGGCAGTTTCGGCAGTTTTTTCATGCTGATTCTGCCCAAAAGTGCGTCCTAACCCCGGTTTTCATGCTGATATTGCTTGTTTTAACGTACTTTTTCCTGTAAAATGGGGTTGTAGGCAATCCGTTTATCACTTATCAGGAGATCACCATGAGCACATTGAATATCGTCAAACAATTGTTGAAGTCCCGCTCCCCAGTAATGAACAAGCTCGAGTCGTTGGCTGACCGTTGGTCGGAAGAGAAGCAGTACGAAGACATCAACGAGTACGCAGCTGCGATCAAAGCCGTGTTGCCGAAGAACATTAAGTTCATCAGCATCTCGAGTTCCCCGTTCGGGTTTACGTTTGCCGTCGAAGGTGACGTGTGGCGCGTGAAGTTCAATGCGTCGTCAGTCAGCGTCAAGTGCCTCAAGCAGGCAACTAGTGCCCAGCGTCGTACATCAGCATCGACCGCTACCAAGCCGGTGCGCTCGTCGCATAAGCAATTCACGCAGAAACAGTTGCACGAAGCGTTCGAGATGGTTCAGAACAAAAAGAACTGGAAAGGCGTCGTGCGTTGCACATTGCCAAACCCGGGTGAGTTGAACATTGAATGTGCTCGGCAGGCAATCGTTCACTTCACCGGCTCACTTCCAGAAGTTATCCTGCTCGGTGGTGACCGAGTTCGTTTTCGCGCAGCAGGCTACTACGCAACAATCGGTAGCTGAGTTTTTCTTGTAGTTCATTTTCGTTTCAATCGTTCATTTTCCGTTCATCACTTTATCAGGAGTTCCAAATGAAAACCATCTCTATCAAATTCGCTCAAGCCAACCAACTCGTGACTGAGTCCTCCATCCTCAAGGCTTTCCAAGCCCAGCGTCGTGCCTACATGCAAGCCCTTGGTACGAAAGAGTTGCCGGTTGAAGACAAGCCGCTCACCAAGTACGCCATCCAGTGCTTCAAGGCGTTCAAAGCGAACCACAAGCTCTGTCAGTCGGCGCACGATCACAAGCGCCTTGCCAAGTTCTTCGCCGTGAAGACTGCCACCAAGGGCATCGAGTTCCTAAAGGCGCGCAAACTCGCAAAGTAAAACTGCCGTAACAAGGAAGGGGGCGAAAGCCCCCTGATCCCACGTTCTGAATTGGAGTTCGTCATGTCTGAAAAAGTCGGCAAAGGTAATCCCGTCTCTATTCCCGTCGGCAGCATAGTTGAGGTTTTGCGCACCCCTCACACTGAGAAGGTCGTACCGAAGAGCATCTTTTCTTCTGTGTATGTCGTCAAGGCTGAAGCCATCAACAATCTTCACGATCCCGAGCATCACATCGCATACACCATTCACACTGATCTCACCGTGCGGTTGTTCTCCGGCGACCTGAAAGTGATGGAGCTGTGCACTAGTGCCGACCAGTTGTTGGCAGCCGCTGAAACAGACGGCTTCTCTTTTTAGGGAGTTGTTCATCATGGCACTCACACTCAAAGCAGTCAACGCAGAGATCACGAAGCGTGGCCTCAACCTTGAACTCTTCAAGGGGCAGGGTTACTTCTACTTCAGTGGCGATGCGTGTAACTTGCGGCAGAGTACGAGCGTCATGGTCAATAGCCTGAACCAGTTGACGCTTGAGCAGTGGGTTGAAGAAGCCGTCGAGATGGCCAAGCCCTCCAGCAGTTACATCCCAGTTAATGATTGAGGAGTTTCTCATGGAAGATACAACGCAAAGACCGCTTATCACCGCGAGTCAAGTCGAAGAAGTTGAAGCTCACAGGTTCATAGCTGATGCGTCAGATCTGCAGTGGCCACCGGGGTACTTCCCCGAAGTATTGGACACCAGCCTCGGAAACAAGCTGCCGTTTTATCGTGTGTCGTTGACTGCGCAGGCTGCCAAGTACGAGCAGCACTCTGGTTGCATTTCGCTCACTGTATTGAACGACTAGGAGTCGATCATGTCAAAAACCAAACCCAAGTACTTGCAGGCTCTTCAAGAGCGGCAGCAAGCGATGATGTTGCACGTAGCCGACATTGTTGATCTGAAAAAGAAGAACCATCCCCAGCTGCGAGACGGTATCAAGAACAAGCCCGTCGAGTATTGGATGGGGTTGGCTGACGGAGTGAACGCCCTCTTTGAAGATGCTCTGCATAAGGCGAAGTGCTACAAGGGCTTCTCGTATGTCTACTTCGAGCATGGCGAGATGCATCGCGTGGCCACCGAAGATGTTCAACAGAACAAAGGGCGGTACCAAGAGTGGTGCCGTGAATATCACTGACAAGGAGTTTGACAATGAGCAAAGAATACCTTTTGGCACTGTGGCAGCGTGCTGATCGTTCCACTTGGTGGGCAGTTGCTTGCGGCATCGTGATGTGCTTCTACGGCATCTACAACGAAAGCTTGGGTCTCATCTTCGTTCATGCCTTCGGGCTCTTCGGTTGGTTCTGTGTGCTCAACAGGGAAGCCCAAGTGTCCTTTCAGGAAGAGACCATTGCTTTCCACCTGAAGTACATAGAGACCATACTCCCGCTGCTTCCGGAGTCAGTCAAAACCCAAACAGAAGAATTCTTCTTCGGAGAAGATCATGACGCATCAAACTAAAGAGGACAGGGTCCGGGCCGTCTGCCTGACGTTCATCAATCGCGTGAAGTTCACGTGGAATGAAGTCGAAGCTGCTGTGCGTGCAGCCCATCTAGGTGACGCTGGTGTCGATATTGCTAGCCGGGTCATTTTGTCATTTGCAGACGACCATGTGATCCTGCGTATTGGCGACGTGGTGCCGGGTGCCTATGGTCCTCATCCCGCAGCGGTTTCCCCGTTGTTCATTGCATTGTGTTTTCGTCGTCAGCTCAAAGCGTACAACGAGCGCAAGAAGCTGCTCGAGTACATCGACATTCCGCAAGCACGACTCGAGCTGTTTGCCCAGCGCAGATACGAGTCGTATCGGGCACACCTTGCTAAATGCACTACGCCCAGAGACGTCCACAAGCTGGTAGCCGCGCTTGCTGATCGGCTGGACCCGAATGGAGAAGACTTCCTTTCCATTCTCCACGACGCAGTTTAACTGGAGATCATCATGTTACGTACTTTGTATCAGTTGTACAATCGGCTTCCCTTGATCACTCGGTTCGCCTTGCTCTTCCATGTAGTGCTGCCTATGGTTCTGGTTTGGCGTTACTTAGCGAGTGGCAGTACCGGTTTCTCATACTTCGACTTCGAGTTCTTTTGGGCAATCAGTTTTACGGGGTGGCTTGCACATGCGCGCAGTTACATCAAGCTGCAAGTTGAGCGTGCTGGCTTTGACCCACTGGTCAAGTGTATTGAGTCGAGGATCTCTATCAATGGCGAAGCGGCTATCGTCGTGTGCTATGCTGATCCTGAGAACCCGTCAATCAAGAACTTGAGGTTTGGATACCTCAACACTATCGACGAGGCCGAGGCGAAGGTAGTGCCAGAGGGCAGTGTCTCGAAAAAAGAGTTCCTGCGTTCTGTATATACCGACTAAGAGAAGGAAGAGAACATCATGTCGATCCGACTTTCTGATTTGCGTGCCGTCGCCGATAACAACAACACCAATTGCATGACCTTTAATCCTGCGAAGTTTGAAAAGGCATTCCGTCAACCCGATGAAGGCACCAAGGGTTTTGAGCGTCGGGTCGCCACTGAGCTCGAGCCTTACAACCTGTGCGTGTGTTTCGGCAATAATGCAACCCTCGTCGTTGCCGATTCTGATTTCCACCCCGTGAGCTTGGAACGCAGGCTTGAAGTGCCTTTGGTCTTCGAAGACGAGCTGATTCGTATCGTGGAACAAGATGGCGTCAGGTTCAAAGAAGACGATGCCGGTTGGTTCTGGTTGTATAAGGGCCGCACCTACAGTAGTGAACCTGCCAATACGAAAGCTGCTGCAGCTCGAGCAGCCCACGATTACTTGATCGCTAATCACTACCTATGACCTACCATATCGTGCTAGTCGCAATGGCATTGATAGTGCTGTGGGTCTGAAAATGATCTCGCAATATCTGCCTGAAGACCTGCTCGAGTTGGAGCGTCAGTTCAGCCCTTCGTTTTATCAAGCCGCCCTTGAAGAGCTCAAGCCGTTTTACGCTCAGCAGGATTGTGAATACGTGGCGTGGATAGATTTCCTCGACGCCTTCCCTATGTACCTGAACCTATAGGAGTGAGTCATGTTAGATCAGAAGACGGCACGAACATTCGTGTTTTGGGCAATCGTAATCTTCAGCACGCTCAGTTGGTTGCATTACGTAGCGACGCGCAGGTTCCTTCCTGCCGGTCATCCATGGAAGGATCGCCGGCGTACTCTGGTGGAATGGGCTACGCATTCAACACCCCTAATGCACCAAATCAATTTGTGTTTCTGGCTATGTACCAGCATCGCGGTTGAGTTGATTGTAGTTGTGGTGAGGCACGTACCGTGAACGCCGGCAAGCCAAAGGGCGACGTAAGAGTCACCGGAATTATCGCCACTGGGGATCCCAACAAGATCAGTGTGACCGCAACGATAGAGTGTATGGATTCTGAAGGCACGAAGTTCTCTTTCAGCGCGTGTTACTTCGTCAATGAACTCAGTCCGTACAATCCCAAGCAGGTGATGCCGTTTGGCGATTGGCGGACGGCACGAGAGGAGTTCATCAAAAACCATCCCAAGCGTTGGTACGTAAAGGACGATGCGTATAGACGAGAGTTTCTCATTCACGCGTACATGAAGGGCACCCCGTTCGATCAGGTGCCCGGATTGGAGAAAGGAAAATAGCATGGCTCGCACTAAGACCAAAGATCAACTGATCCTAGCCCTGATCCGTAAGCTCAACGCGGACTCAAGGTATGACAAGTACGCAGATGGTAAGCACTGCTATCGAAATCTTACTCGAGCTTCTGTTCAAAAGGATTTCGGTGTTGACCTTAACGAACTGTGGAAGATGCCTTCTGCTGATCGCGCTTGGATTGACAAGTCTGTATCGTCCTCTCCCGCTCACTATCAGATCGGCTACCGTTTCGGCCGAGTCATACACTAAGGAGAATAGCATGGCAACAGTAACGTATCACATCAAGACTGTTTATTACGCCCACAACAAATCAGTTGTGAAGATTAACCATGCGGGGCATGCAAATAGTGCCGTCCCTCGTTGCGTGTACCACATGCAGTTGAACAGGTATGAGGCAACAGTGGCGGAAGTGTTTGATGACGCCTCTGGCGTTCTTCATGCGGTCATCACCCGCTCGGTAAACGGTGACATAAAGATCATATTCAAACGTACTGTCGAAGAAGGGATGTGACATGAGAACCACAGCAAGCAGAGAAGAACAATTAGTTCGTGCGTCTAAGTTGCGCGCGTTGATTATTGGCTACCTCAATACCAATGCACAGACCATGGCGGTGACTCGTAGTGACATGGTTGCTGATTTATCAGATCAACTGAAAGAGCTCGGTTACAAAGAGTCGGCCGTAGACAATTTCTTGTACGTCATGTCCAAGGACCTGCTTATCGGCAAGGCTGCCAAGCAGGGGACTAAGGTTACCTACTGTTCAAAAGACAGTAGCCTAGCCACAAACATCCCATATCGCAAGAAGGCAAAAGACCGAGACGCCAGCACTGCAGTCGTAGTAACAAAGAAGTCCAAGTCTTCAAGGGTTCCGGAAATCTCTCTTGACTACGTGAAAAGTTCCAATCGTGTCCGCTTGACGATCAACGGTCTTGTTATCGAGATCGGCGTTGTTGATTAGTTGTGACTATAAGGAGATTAGCATGGCCTACGTTACTGGACCGATAAGCACTTTGCCCGGTCACCACTCGAAGTCCCCAGACGGTGAAGTTTGCGATCACCATCCTGATCGACCTGCCATCCATAGGGTGCAGGGAGAGACCGACTCGTTCGGCTGCGAGGGTGCTGATTACTGCCAAGAGTGCTACGACAAACAAGAGGCGGAAGTTGCCAAGCACAAAGCTGAGGCTGCCACTGGTATGTGCGAGTGGTGCAAGAACCACGCGACCGACCTGAAGAAGCACCGGGACTTTGAAGAAGGTGCATCCGGCCGAGTTTACGATGTGTGCTTAGCTTGCCGCAGACGCGAGTCCGAGGCGCTTGCAGCCGAGCACGACGATAACGATTACTACTGAAAGGAAGTGAAATGAGAAAGACGATCATCCTGAATATCAAAAACGACCAAGCCATACTCAAGCCTGTGTGCTATGGCTGCGGTTACTTGGTTGCCGGATCAACGGCCTTCTACAAGTGCCATGTCGCAGGTAGCTGTCCTGCAGTTGCTGCACCCAAAGCCAAAGCACCACTAGGGAAGGTTTCCTTGGTCGACGCCAAAAGCAAAAGCAAACCTGCAATCTCGTACCCGATCGGTGCTGTAGTCATCATCACCAAGAAGGGTCGGGATGCAAACGACGGGAAGCCTGAAGTGATAACGGGTGTGACGTTCAACACCAACGGAAACTATTTGATGTATTCCGTTGGATGTTGCTCATGGTTCACCCATAAAGATTTTGAGTACCAATGTGGGCCCACCAAGAAGAGCCTGAAGCGCGTCGCCCAACTCCTGCACGAAGAAGAGGACACTGACGAAGAATAGTAGCAAGTCGCTAATCAACAAACCCTACCATTCACCATTCACCACTCAAACAAAGGAATAGCCATGAACGCCAAGAAGTTTCGTAAAGCCGTACTGAGTATCCTCACCTCCGACTCTGATCGTTGTGCTTTGTTCAACGGGAATGATACCAAGTTCAAAAACACAACGGACAAGCAGATACTCGAGATGATGGATAACGGACTATCAACACTGTTCTCTTTCACGCCGGCTCGGTTACCTATCCCGAAGAATGAAGGCTTCCGCACCGGGATGGTTTCTCCCAAAGCAGACAAAGACCCGGTCATCAACTGCGCCGGCCCTGATCGCACGTTGCTGTTTCAGGCATTACCTAATGCCGTGATCCACCAGCACGCAGACTTCTTCATCCGGTGCCTTCCTCCTCGCGAACTTAAAGAACTTGAGCTTGAAGGCATCGCGGTCTTCAGCAAGAATAAGCCGGAGCAGCGTGCGAAGATGGTCGGTCGCGTCGTAGTCATGCCGCTTCAGGTCGGCTATGTGCAACCTCTTCTATCCTCCCTCTCGCCTAAAGGAATCCTGCTCGGCAAGTACCTTGAAGAGTGCTCTCGTAACCGCCCAGCCTTGCAGGCTATGTGGCAGGCTGCATACACCGAGATCCTCAATGCATACTACGCTAGCCTTAGTGGGCGTCACGATGACGAAGAATGAAGTGTTCTTCAACTTGGTATCAAACGGGTTGGCGCGTGAGACATTCACATCCATCGATTTTGAATTCGTGATCGACATCTCCTCTATTCGGGAGATCGTGGTTGCCAATCCTAAGCGCTGGCCCGTAACTCGCGTGCTTCTCAATCCGCAGGTGGTTGACTTCGTCAGCTCGAAGCGCGAGATCGATGCAGACAGGATGAAGACCCTGACTCGGGCGCAGCTGGAAGACTTTGGATTCGTCGCTACGTTTCCAGACGGCAAGGACGGCGTGTGCCCGATTGATGGTCACCACCGAATGATGCGCAGGTACGAGATAGGGCTTCCGTTCATGGATGTGTATTTGATTCCGTGGATGGATCTGCCACAAGCCGATCCAAATCGCCCCACTGTCTCATGGGGCAACAAGCAGGTAAATCGCGAAACTGGTGACTGGGACGACTAGAACACGAAACTAGACAGAAACGGCCAGTTGTGATATACTGTAGTTGTGAAACAATCAAATGGAGGCAAAAATGAAGCGATTAACCCCCAAAATACAGACATCTACAACTGAGCTGTTTTCGGTTCAGAGAAACCTTGCAAGACTTCGCGCACAGGTTCGAGTATTGGAAGGGATTGAAACGGAGTTGGTTGAAAAGCTTACTCCAGTGTATGCCGCCACGAAAGCCCCACAAGGCATGGCTGAGATCGACGTTCTGATTGCCGGTATGAACTATACTGTAAAATACAGACATGCAGAACGACGAATCGCAGACATGGTTAAAGTCGGTAAAGTGTTCGCATCCCTAGGTAAACGAGTGCCGACGAAAAACATCAGTATCGACACTCTGAAAGTCGTCAAGAGCGCGTAGTCGTACAAATCACAATTTGACCGCAGTTAGGTCGTTCCTGTTTTTAACGTAGTTCACTCTCAAGGAGTTTCACCATGGTAGTCAAAAAGCCCCTCGCAAAGAAGCCGCTGATCGATCAGGCCAAGAAGGCCGTCGCGAAGATCGGCACGAAGACAGCAGCAGCCCCAGTCAAGAAAGGTGCGTTCGGTCGTCCGGTAGTTGCAGGTGCTGCAAAGAAGGCTCCAGTGCGGAAGGCCGCTCCCGCAAAGCGCAAGCCAGTTCTGTTTGCAGCGCCGGCTGACTTCAAGCCCCACTTCCTGTTGATCGAAGTCCATTCGGAAAAAGACGGACTGATCGGCGGCAACGTTGGTGCCGTTCGCTACATGGGTCGTTTCGACCCTGCTGCAGACGACAAGAAAAAGTCGAACATGGCCGAATACGACCAAGACACGTTGCGCGGCATTGCAGCACGGCTCGCAGCTATCACGTTCAAGACCAACGCTGATCGCGTCTTCTCAGCAGATCCGTCCGAACGTGAAGGTGTGCGCGGTGCACATCGCCTTCCGCGTTCGACAGTGTTTCACGTCCTGGTTCGTGTTGGCAGTCGCAAGGCCGACGGCAGCATCATGTGTCCCGTTCGTGCAATCTATCAACGCGTGCAGAAGAAATCGACCAAGACCGGCAAGGTCGTCAGCAAGTCCGTGGCTTTGACGAAGACCGATCCAGTTTCACGTATGTTGCGTCGCGTCGGCCGTATTCTTCCGGCGGCGTTCAAGAATGTCCTCATGCCTCCGAAGAAGACCCGTGGCAGTCGTAAGGAAGAAGCCGAAGAATGAGTTTTCGGTAGTTCGTAGTACAGCAGCGACCCAACTTGTAAATAGCCCGTAGTTGTGAGCTATTCTGCTAGACGGGTCGCTTATCTTTTAGTGTCCCAATCACAGAAGATGGAGTAGAACATGGCCGTGAAGAAAGCAACTGTTGTAAATACGAAGCGTAACAACAAGGCAGTAGAAGAGCAGCTGGAGATTCCCTCGGTCGTAGCACGACTCGAAGCCGCTGTTTTGCAGTTGAAGAGAACGTTAGCTGAACTGTCTTCTCGCTTGACTCCAGTCACAGCAAGTGATTTCGAGTTCGGAAGTGAGGAAGTCCCTGAGGGGGATAGCTGCGAGACACCACTCGGCCAGCAGTTGGAAGATGTTGTTGCAGACATAACCGCACAGGAGGAATTCATCAGGGCGCAGATCGAAGCATTGCGCATCTGAAGAAACAAAACTGTAAATATTTGTTGTAGCAGCAAAATGTTTCACCACGTAGTACTGCAGTAGTACGAGTTAATGATTGCGCTCGCCATAAAGACAATCTGTTATCTATCACAAGGAATCAAGCAAAATGATCGCAAAGAAAAAAGCCCCAGCCAACAAGCCCGCCGCCAAGAAGCCTGTTGCTCGCGTTGTTGCCAAAGCGCCGGGCAAGACCAAGCGTCGCGTGGTTGAAGTTGAAGAGGACGAGGATGAAGTCGAAGCCGAAGAGTCCTCCAGCCAATGCGTCCTTCTGAACTACGTTGCTCAAATCACCGGCAAGAAGATCATCCCCTCCGACGTCGGCTACACGGTTGACGGCGAACTGATCCTCAAGGCCCAAGTCGTTGCAGTCGTCGGCAAGACGATCTTCTATCGCACTTCCGTCAACCTTGGCGAGATGGGCGAAGTCCAGTTGATCAAGGGCATGACCTGCATCGATACGGAAGAAGGCAAGCTGGTGGTGTTTGATCCGTCGGCCATCACGATCGTGACCCTCAATGCCGGCGCCGGTGCCGAAGAAGAAGCCGAGGACGAAGATGAAGTCCCCGACGAGGACGAAGATGAAGATGAAGCTCCTGCTCCGAAGAAGAAAAAGGGCAAGAAGGTAGTCGAGGAAGAAGATGACGACGAAGTCCCGGAAGATGACGACGAAGTCCCGGATGACGACGAGGACGACGAAGTCGAAGTCCCGAAGAAGAAAAAGGGCAAGAAGGTTGTTGAAGAAGATGACGACGAAGGTGACGACGACTTCTCCTTCTGAGCGTCAAGGTTGACAGGTAATTGATACTGAACGGGAGGGGCATTTTGCCCTTCCCATTCTAGCATCAGAAATAGGAGAATGTGTTATGCCGGCGATAGAGTATCTTGCCCTGTATTCAACGAACTGCAAGCGTTGCCACTACCTTGATCCACAGGAGCCGAAGAAGTTCACCCGGTGCCATTTCTCCAAAGGCAATACCGACTGCCCCGCAACTGAAATACGAATCGTGATTGCAGGGAAAGCGACGCGCATGGCTCACAAAGTAGTGGAAGCACGAAAGAACAGAGACAGCGTTGCCGAGGCTGCGATCTTTGCAGCACTAGTGAGTGAGAGTGCCGCATTTCAATCTCGTTTTTACGACGATCTGGAGAGCATATGCCCCAAAAAGTCATAACGTTAGTCAAGCTGAAACAGTGGCTCATCCCCGCTGACATTGATAGTTACCGAATTCTGCACCAACTCAAAGTCCCGAACGTTCGCTTCCATGAAGAGTTCCTTCCGACCTTGATGTTGCTCCTGAAGAAAAAGAAAGTTGAAGTTCAAGGCCTACCGTTTGCCGACGTCTTGAACGAGTTCATGGATCGCTTCGTTTCGGAATGGGAAAAGAACCCGAAGCGCACCATCTACATGTCGAAGGGAGTACTCAAGCTCGAATCGAAAGACCTGCGGAATGTGAAGCGTACTTTCCCCGAGGCTGAGACCTGCCTTCGCCGATTCTTCCGTCGTTGGGGTTTCGACAACACGGCGACCTTCTCCGAATCACCAACTCGAGCAAAGCTTGTAGTGACGTTCGAGATCTCAAAGACCAAACAACCGATCATCGAGTTCCTGAAGGACTGAGCATGGAAGCGCGAAAGCGAAAACCAGCCGAGCCGTACATCTCGCAATTTGAATGCAAGGCGATCGACCTTCTGTTGAAGTTGGGTCCGTGCATTGGTCGAGTGTTCGCTGTAAAGTATTGGGGTGTAGTCAAGCACAGTAGCAGTAAGTACTCGGACTATGCGCTGAAAGGTGCTGTAGGTCTGAACCGGATGCGTCGGCATGGCCTAGTATATAGCACTGTTCCGAGCAGCGGGTTTAAGTCCCCAGCGTATCACCTGTGGCACGTAACTGAATTGGGTATCCTCTTGCAACACAACTACCTCGCACGATATGGCGAACCAAAATGACGACAACGACAACAAAGAGTGCAGTACCTCGTAAATATGATTCGGATAGTATTGAAACACTTCAGTTCCCTCTCAACGTTAGAGCTAATGCGTCGCAGTACATCGGCGGTGTGGACGAGCAAGGTCTGTTCAACGTGTGGCGGGAGTTGGGAGACAATGCAGTTGATGAAGCATTAGCTGGACGCAACACCGGAGTCCTGTTCTACTTCGACAAGGACGGCAGCTACTGGGTGCAGGATAAGGGTCATGGCATCCCGCAAGGCATGAAGACGCAGATCATCAATGTGTCCGGCAAGCCGGTCAAGAGCCAGATGCCAACGATGCAAGCTGTGTTCGGCGCTCTGCATACCTCCGGCAAGTATCGCGACGACGCGTACAAAGTGTCGATCGGGTCACACGGCATTGGCGCAAAGGGTACGAATGCGACGGCTGAGTTCTTCGAAGTGTGGACGAAGTACGAAAATCAGTGGTACAACATCGCATTCAAGAAAGGCCACTTGATCACCGGCGTGCGCAAATGCAACAGACCCAAAGCGCCAGTCGGCACGATCACTGAAGGCACGCTGATCCACTACAAGCCGGACAGCACGATCTTCTCAGCCAAGCGCTTCCCAGTATCAATGGCCGTCGAGTGGGCACAGATCATGGCCTACATGAACCCCGGCTTCAAGATCATCCTTGCTGCTCATACCGGCAAGACGAAGAGCTTCTACTCCAAGCTGGGTGCAAAGGACTATATCACTGAGCGTTTGACGGTCATGAAGTGTGATGCAGAGCCCTCCGTGTTCGAGCATCATTCGTCGTTGGCAGACGTCGTAATTGCCTTTTCATCCTACGATGGATCAGACCTCCGGGGTTTCACAAACGGCCTCTTCAACATACAGGGCGGGTATCATGTCGACGCTGTGTCGAAAGCCCTGTACCGAGCCATCGAGCCGTACAAGAACAAGAAGCACACGTTCACTCGCCGTGAGTTCGATGATGGGCTTCTCGGTATCGTGAATGCGAAGTTGCATAAGGCATCTTTCAGTTCGCAGGACAAGGCAAAGCTCACGGACACTCGCATGGGTGCCGAGTTCGAGGAAACGTTGTTCGCTGATGCTACTGCGTTCTTCAAGGGCAACAAAGCCTTGGCCCTTCGGCTGTGCGACAAGGCCAACAAGATCGCTGAATTGCGCACGAAGTTCAAGGCGTCCAAAGCTGTGGTGTCTGCGATCAACGGCATGAGGCGTGGTGGGTTGCCGTCGAATTACGCACCAGCAGGCCGAGACGTGAAGATCAAGGATCGCGAGTTGTTCATTGTCGAAGGGGAGTCAGCAGCAGGGGGCTTCCGCAAAGTACGCGCAAGGCACCAAGCATTGCTCCCCATGCGTGGCAAGGTGTTGAACCTCCTGAAGAAGGGGCAGCAAGCCCTAGTGTCAAAGGCGATCATTGCCATCTTGGTGGCAGTCGGTTATGATGCAAAGGCTGAAGATCCTATCGGCAAGTTCCAGTTCGGACGGATCGTACTCCTTGCAGATGCTGATGCAGACGGCGGTCACATCAACAGCCTGTTGCTCACTCTGTTCTACAAGCTGATGCCTGAAGTGTTTGATCGAGGTTTGGTCTATGTGGCAGACATGCCGGAGTTCATGGCTCAGCCGAAGGGGTTGCTAGTCACAGGCAACTCGAACAGTGAAGTGCAAGCGAAGCTCAAGACGTTGGGATTGAAAGCGCCAGTGAAGCACTTCAAGGGATGGGGTGAAGTTGATCCACCTGTGCTGAAAATCCTTGCTGTAAATGATTCACGTAAGCTGATCAAGATCCAACCGATCTCCAAAGAGTCGGGGGTTAGGTTTGAGGCCATCATGGCGAAGGACGTTGAGGCGAGGCGCGAGGCGCTTGGCATTACCGAGGAAAAGCACCATGCAGAGTAGGCCAGCAACACCTACGGTTAAGAAAGCAGTAACGAAGCGTGCATCACCCAAAGCAAAGGGCTTGGCAACACTGGGTGGTGGCATCGTGCGTGAAGGTTCGATTGACGACTACGCGCAGGAGACAATGAGTGAGTACGCTGAAGAAGTGAACCTAGCGCGCTCAGTGCCTGATTTGATGGATGGGCTGAAGCCTGTGCAACGACGCATCATGTGGTCAGCGCACAAGATGCCCGGTTCCGGTTTCCGCAAGACAGCCCGCATAGTTGGTGATTGCATCGGTAAGTATCACCCACACGGTGACGGGTCAGTGGATGGGGCGATCGAGACGTTGGTGCAGCATCCAACGCCAACGATGCTGGGTAGCGGCAATTGGGGCGGCTTGTTGGATAGCGCGGCAGCAATGCGATACACCAACTGCAAACTGTCCAGTTACGGCGAGTCCTTCTTCCTTCCTGACTACATCAACAGTTCGGTGACGTCGTTTGTTCCCAACTACGACGGCGAAGACGACGAGCCTGTGAGCTTGCCTTCAATGCTTCCGAACGTGCTGCTCAATGGTGGTGAAGGTATCGGCGTTGGCGTCACGACGTTGATCCCGACATTCAGCCCCGAGTCGATCATTATCATGCTGAAGCGCGTGCTTGCTGGCGAGACACTGACTCCAGTCGACTACGCGAAGACCTTGAAGTTCCAGTCGAAGTGGGGTGGGCATGTATTGAACACCAAAGAGAATAGGGCGGCGTGGTTGCAACTGTTCAAGACCGGATCGGCATCAGTGCAGTTCAAGGCTGCGTTGCACATTGATCGGAACGGCAAGGCGATCGAGATTGACGATTGGCCACCCGGCCTCAATCCTGTGGCTTTGGTCGACAAGATCAGACCCAAGGAAATGAAGAACGGCAAGGTACGTGCAGGGCTTGCCGAGGTCGATCAGGTGTTCAATCACAACGGGGACACCGGCTTCCGCATCGAAATGAAGAAGGACCGGAACTACACGCAATTCGATGAACTGGTCAAGAAGATCGAACGCCTGACTACGTCGCGCAAGAGCTTCAAGATCAACGTTACTTATCGGAAAGCGACAGTGGAAGATGGCAAGGTGATCTTCAACACGCGGTTCCTGTCAGTGTCCATTCCGAAGTTGCTGTCCCTGTGGCTCAAGGAAAGGCTGCAGATCGAAAAGCGCAGTCTCGAGTATCGGCTGAAGAACCAAGCGGCTATGATCGCCTACTCGAAGCTCCTGATTTACGCATCGACGAAACTCGAGGTCGTGTTTGCTGCATTGAAGTCTCAGGACTCCAAGGCTTACTTGGTGACGAACCTCAAGCTAACACCTGAGCAAGCCGACACGATCCTTGAGTTGCGCGTTCGTCAGTTGTCGAAACTTGACAAGGCTGCAATGGAGTCGAAGCTCAAGGAACAGGTTGCCTTCGAGGCCCAGCTGCAGAAGTGGTACAAAGCCCCACGGGCCAAGGTGTCTGCTGATATGGACACTTGCCTACTGGCGATCCAGAAGGATCGGACCTATGAAAACGTGAAGGAAGAAGAGCTCACGATTGCCTAATTTTTAAGCACGGATTTGCGAGGAGAACCAGCAGATATCTTGGTTTTCTTTGCGATGTAGTACTTGTTTTCTCCTGCTTTTTCCTGTAAAATGAGGTTGTAGGGGCAACAAGGATGTTGTAAATCAAATGCAGGGATCCTCCCTGTATCATTTTCTAACTCGATAGAAGGAAAAAATCATGTTGAAAGAACTCGCTCAAATCACCAAAGGCGTTCGTGTCCTGACCCGTGAAAATGGTTCACTGCAACGCAAGCTGACCGCCGCCGAAAACAAGATCGCGCGTTTGACGGGCAAAGCCGTTCCGGTCAAGGCCGCGAAAGCCGCCAAAGCGCCGGTCGCCAAAACCGTCAAGGGTAAAGTCGCCAAGGCAGCGCCGGCGAAGGCAGTCAAGGCAGCGCCGGCAAAAGCCGCCAAGGTCGTCAAGGGTGCCGCCAAGAAGGCAGCTCCGGCGAAAGCAGTCAAGGGCGGTGGCAAGAAGGCAGCCTCCGAGTTCCTGCTGTAATCGAAGCTGACGAGCAAGGCTGAAGTTGGAAGGAAGGGGAGAAAGCGTAAAGGCTATCTCCCCTTTCTCGCATTGTGCATCTGAAGTTCAACATCACTGATCGGGAGTAGCAACCATGAGCAAATCGACGAAATCACCAACCAAGACGAAAAGCACGAAAGCCCCTGAGGCCAAGCCTGCATCCATCCAAGACAAAGTCAAGGAAGCACGCACTGCAAACCCCTCACTGCATCTTCTATACACTGGCTGGGCAGTCAAGCACATCCTGTTACTCAACGACTGCATGGCTAAGCTGGCAGAGACTTCCAATAGCAACCTGCTTGCCGCACAATCTGCACTCGCTAACGCACGCGAGGATCTGATCCAGACCGATCCTGCATTCTTTGAAGCAGACGCCATCCTCGCTGGCATACAAGAGTATCTGCCGAAGCGATTGCGCTATGATCGTGAGCGGGGCACTGGTCGCCTAGTCGACACAGAGGGCAGCAAGATCGATCTTGCGACTCTGCAACCCATAGCGAGTAGTGACGCCGGGTTCGACGAGTAACTGATTGCAACACGGCTGGTCAGTACGCCGGTATCTGACCCACCGAACTTATCCGGCACTATAGGAGTAACAGTATCATGAATGCATCTGATGAAAAATCCGTCGTTGCTTTTTTCCGCGAACTGCTCGAAGAGGGGCATAGCAATACCCCAGTCGTAGCCTTCGACTCTTCCCACATTACCGGGAAGGTTCGGAACACTCGACGCAATCGCGCGATGGAAGACATCAATGACATCTTGTCAGGTTCAGACACTTGCGTCGAGCTAGGCGGCATTTACACCGTCTGCGAATACGAAAGCAACGTCTGGTTCTTGATTAAGGCGGAGTTGGCCACGTCTGCGACGAGTCTGTTCGATCCCGCGAAAAAGACGATAGCCGCAGCTCTCTGCGAAGAAGACGACGAGTAACTGATGTAGTGTAGCAAAGAGAGGGAGCTCCGACAGTGACGTCTCCCTCTCGTCGAATTTCATACATTCACCAACCGAGACGTGTTAGTGGAGGTGCAGCCATAGGTGTGACCACAACGGAGGCGTAGCCGCGAGTCTACGTAAGGCAGGACGGATTGGGAAAGCAGCGTTCACGTTGCGCACCCCCTAGCGGAGCCGTTGCATCTTGCCGAGTGCTGGTTCGAATCCAGCCACCTCCACTAACATTTTTCCAGAAGGAGAGCACAGCATGTCTGATACAAAATCTGCAGTCGAACAACGCATTGTCAAACTCGATCGACTCGTCGCACGGACCAAGGCGATCGCACTGGGGTTGGCTGATCTGTACGTGTGTAACAAGCCCAACCGTCTCAAATCGCTAACGGCGGCGATGAAGACTGTCGACGCCCTGCGTGCTGAAAAGGTAGTCGGGACCCGCCTCGTGATCGATACGTGCATGAATGAGCTGACCAGTTTGCGCGAAGGCATCTTCACAGGTGCTGCCCTCGACAAATCTGACCTCCAGATTCAAACGTGTGCTGCAGCCGTTGGGAAGTTCCAAGAGCTTATGGCATCTGCCCGTCGCCGGCTGGACAGCATGAAGCGCGACAATGCCGAAGAGCAAGGCATCGAAGTCGAGGCTGACGTTGATTACTCGGAACTGGCAATCATCAAGAACCTGAAAGAGAAAGCGAAGCTGCCAGAGATCAAGGGCAAGGCCTTCGTCGTCGGTCGGGCGCCTGTGGTCATCGTCACTACGCCGGGTGGTGGTTCGTCCTCTGGTGTTCCGGGTGCGAAGAAGGTCACCTTCCAGCAAAAGGACAACCCATCGAACTTCGTCAACCGCACCGTTCTGGAGAAGGGTGGCTTCAGCGTCGACAACATCGACGGCTATGCGATCATTCACGACCAGTTAGTGATTGGCGTCAACAAGTCGATGATCGAACTCGACAAGCGTGGCCGTCCGGCGGAGACGATTCAGGAAGTGGCGCAGCGGGTCATGACTTCATTGTCCAAGGCCTCCAAGAAGCAAATGACGCTGGTCACTGACGGCGTGTATGGCTACGGCGGCGGCTCGTGGTTCTGGATCATGCCTGAGAAAGAGATGAGCCTCTTCTCAAAAGCGTTCCCCGGTGGTCACCCCAAGTTGAAGGTTTGGGGGTTGGCCTTTGCGAATCACTCACAGACCATGGTTCGTCGCACCAAGGTCTAAGGAGACATCTATGAAGCTCAAGGCCGTGGAAAGGTTGACAGCTGTACCTCAGCTAATCTCGTTGAACGACGTCGAGGTCAAGGACGCCATACTTGACTGCAAGAAGAACTTCGATGCGGCTAAAGATGTAGAATCGATCGGCTCAGGTGCAAAGCTGTTTCAGTTGGACACACCTAGTGGTGGATACTTCTTCGTTATGGAAACTTCCTCCCGTGAGATTCACTACTTGGTGCGCTACAAGCAAGTGGAGCTTAGTTCCAAGCTTAATCTTCCATCTGGAAGTTCCGCCTGCCGTCAAGTCTTAGTATGGCGCACTACGAATAGTGGCTACGCGACGGGCGTTGCTGCAAAAGTGTTCTGGAAGTACCTCTTCCACCAATATAAGGTTTTGGTGTCGGACTCACAGCAATCAGAAAAGGGTAAAGCCTTTTGGCAGTATCAAGTTCAGAAGGCGTTCGAGACAGAGCATACCGTTCGGCTGGTAAACACCAACGACTGGAGCTTCATTGAGCTTTCTTCTGAAGCCGAGCTCAATGAGCTTGCGCCCAAAGTGTGGGGTTTGCCCGATTGGTTTCGTCGCATGGTCATCGTCATCTATTGAAAGGGATCAACATGAACAAGTACGTGCTATACGCTTTGCTTGAGCCGGACAGCCTTGCCCATCTCAAGTCTCTGATCCAGCAATCGCCCATCTCGATGCTGGACATTCCCGCGTTGTACATTGGCTACTCGGTGATGCCACTTAAGGTCGACGAGCACGCGAAGTACTCGGCAATGCCCACGACGTTCTCGCTGCAAAAGAATCCGGTGACAGGTAACACTTCGCTAGTCCTCGGTTTGACATTGACAGACGACACGCTCGAAGATCGGTTCATGGCGTTGGATTCTCCTGAGGTCGGAGAGCCCCTCGATCCCTGCATCATTATGAGTGACATGGTGCATGCCATCCCCCGCAACTACCGGGCGTACCTCAACTCGATCGAAGAGACGTTTGCGCGTGAGCAGTTCGAGTATGAGTTTCATGCCGAGTTCGTCGTCGAGCAATAGTCATGTGCAGCGAAAAATGTGAGACCTCAACAGGCAGGACCCCAACTGAAGTCGGCTACTTCGATAACCTTTACCCCCACCAGCGTCGTCTGTTGGAGAGCTTGCAAGATAAGAAGGCAATAGTGTTCCTTTCACCAAACTGGTCAATGGGTGACTTGACGCAGATAGAAAGTCGTCTTGCCGCCTCCAGAGCACGAGCTCTGCCACCTCCGTGTGTCGACGGCACAGACGTTCCTGTTTATGACCTCAGCGGCGCCCGAGTTACTACACCATTGCGTGACTTCAGGCCTAATCCTTCAGAGTTCAGCGAGTACATGGCTGAGCCTGATCCTGAAGAAGAGCATGTTGCCGTTACTGCAGAGGGCAGAAAGGTGCCAAAGCAATACGGCCCTCCGCAGCACACGGGCAAGGGTAAGGCCCGGTGGTGATAAAGAGTCTGATCTTTCCGTTCTGTTGGGTCTGCCAGCGCAGGTTCAACAATCAAGTGCCTCCCGGCCCGGCACTTGAAGAACGGCATCACCTGTTTCCACAAGCGGCCGGTGGTGTAGACGGCCCGGTGGTTTCTCTGTGTGATTCAGACCACACTCGCGCCCACAAGATTGCCTACGCCATGAAGGGCAACCGATCATTCATGCACTTGCTCGCGGGCTGTACGAAAGAGCAAGCACAGAAGCTGGTGTGGATTGCCACGCTGATCGTCAAGGCAGAGGCTTTGGCCGCCAACGATCCGAACAAGCCAGTCAAGGTGCGGCTGATACTCAATCGCACCCGTCAGGCTCAAATGCAATGGCTACAGAAGCGCCTGAATGCCAAGTCAATGGCTGCTGTGTATGACGCTGCCTTCGATGCCCTGTATTCGTACCATCGACGGCAATCTTGACAAATGCTTGACAATGCTGTATCCTGTATGTGAGAGTGCTCCATTACTCTATTTTGGGTGGCTTATGTCACCCACACTTCTCTCAAAGGAAAAAGAAAATGACGCCGCTACAAAAGAAGCTACAACAAGTTCGTACAGAACTGAACAGCCTTGTGCTCGAGCGTGAAGATGAAACGACGGGCATCCTACTCAGCGTGCTATCAGGTGGCAGCGCCCTATTCTTGGGTGACGTTGGTACTGCCAAAACGATGCACATTCAACTAGCCTCAACGATGTTGGGCATGACCAACTTCGACATCCTCATGAGCGAGACGGTGAAGCCCGAGCAAATCTTCGGGCCCACCGACATCCCGGCACTGGCCAGAGGCGTTCAGCAAACCAAGTACGTCGGCTATGCACCTGACGCGGAGATTCTGTTCTTCGACGAAATCTTCAAGGCGAACGCCACAGTGCTCAATCCCCTGCTGTGGCTGATCAACGAGCACAAGTTTCGCAATGGCGATAAGGGCGTGATGACTTGCCCTGTTCGTGCGACCTTCGCAGCCTCGAACGAGATCCCCACCGAGCCGATCCTCAAGGCGATTTATGACCGCCTGCTCTTGCGTTACAACGTGTCGTACCTGAAGGACGAGACGAGTACCCGCAAGCTGATCGCCTCTGCCTTGTCGCCCAAAGCTAAGACCGTAGCCATCCTCACTTCGGCTGAGGTGGACGCTTTGCGTGCTCAGGTTCGCAAAGTCAAACTGCCTGATGACGTTCGTGATGTTGCCATTCGTATTAGGCGGCAAGTTGAGATGAGCTTGCACTACCAGATTTCTGATCGCCGGTTCGTGAATGCGTTCAAGGTCATGCAAGCCTCAGCCTTGCTGAAGGGCAACGACGCCGTAGAGCTGCAGGACGTCGAAGTGTTGGCGAACATCCTGTGGAACGAGTTGGCTCACATTCCGAAAGTGCAGGCCATCGTGTATTCAAACACTTCGGGCGATACGTCAGTACTGTCGACGCTGCTCGAAGAAGCTGTGCAGATCCGCGACTCCTTGCATCAAGGCGGCAACATTCGCGGCAAGCTGCGTCGGATTCAAGCACTGTACGACACGGTCAAGCAGGCCAGCAGCCGCTACGCCAAGCAAGTCACTGTGGAAATTCGTGCCATTGGGTTGTTCGGTCTAGGCTTGCTCACCGAGCGGAAGAAGTTCACGCTGCTCGAAGTTACGATTGCCGAGAAGACCATCTTCAAAGTCAATCAGACGACCGCGATGGTGTGGTCAACGATGGAGCTCCGCAAGATGGGCTTCCATACCAAACGCAAGGCTAACTACTGGTACTCAGCCGAACCTATCGGCAAAATTAAGGCACGGCTGAAGAGTGTCGGTATAGAAGAAGTCATCGTCTCCAAGATGCAGTGAGGCTATCATGGAAATGTTCCCCGAACAGGCACGCAGTTGTGTGTATCGCCTAGTGAAGCACTTCGGAGCAGGCGTGTTTCAGATCCCGCTCTTTTTCTTTGACGGCAATCCACGACTGGTTGCCTACACTGGCATCAACGGCATTGGGTTGAATCGCAGCCTTCTCCGCACCGACCCATCAAGGCTCGACAAGTACGTGATGCACGAGATTTTCCATGACGTAGTTAGTGATGTGCATTTGACGCACCGCTTCTCCGCTGAAATCATGAACTACGCGGAAGACTACAAAATCAACCAGCTCGGTGACGTGCTGTATGGTCACAACTTTAAGGCAAGGCCGCATCCTGGTCTGCGTGACAAGCGGTACGACAAGCTGTCATTGAAGGCACTGGCTACGCACCTGACGAAAATTCCGCTGCCGAAGACTATGCTCAAGCTGTCGCAGAAGCCCGGCGTCAACCACACGCTTCACCCTGCGTTGCAGAACCTCGTAGCTAAGCTGCGCCTCGAACTCAGTCAAACGCCGTTGGGCAAATCCATCGGTATCACGCCCTTGCATGAGGTCGTGATTCTGTCCGACGATGAGCAGCAGGTTTATTTCAATGTAATGAGCAGTGCCCACAAGAAGTTTGTGTTTGACCAACTGCCCAATGTCGAACCGATGCTGTTGGTGCAGGGTCTGTTCGGTCGTTTGCATTCGATGTACCCCGCATACAATCGATCAGTGATTGGAGCCAAGCTCACGCAGACTCAAGCCCTAGTGCTCGGCCCGTCATTAGCCAAGTACGACTTCGCTATTGGTGATCCGCAGTTCGCCATGAGTACTGCCTTGCGCCTAGTTACGAAACTGAACTCGGCGCGTGACGTTATCAAGTCCTTGATCTACCACCAAGGGGACCGCCTCCAGAAGTTGTATGATCGCCAAAGTGATATACGCTACAAACTAAAGGACCTCAAGGCGTCGAAGAATGTATCACCCGTGCTCAAGTCGGTGCGAACGGATCGATTCCTTCTGCGCTTGGAAGCGTTGAAGGCCTCCATTCAACATGCTCATGAACGTATCACGATGCTGGATGAACTACCTGCGTTCATCGATGTGTTGAAAACGGCACCACTTGTTACCTCGTACTCGACTTCAGGAAGAACGCCGTCACTGGCAGTAAAGATTCGATCAGAATTATCGCGGCCGTCGTTCCAGCACACCCACATACTCATTCGCATGTGCAACCTCATAATCAACAATGAGCTCAAACGCATGGCCGTAGTGAAGGAGCTCACGGACAGCATAGACGATGAATTCCCCGAAATGGGAGAGGAAGATCCTGACGAGCCCGAAGAGGCGTCACCTGAAGATGACATTGACGACACCCCTACAAAGAAAGACAAGGAAGCCCCTCAAGCGACAGACGAGGACGAGGGTGATGAAGATGAACCCGAAGACGCCAGTTCGGGTTCGGGTGGTTCGCCCCAAGACGGAGACGGAGACAATGCAGACCCTGACACTGACGCCACTGGCAGTGGGGGCGAAGCTGACGATGACCAGTCAGACGAAGAACCTAGTGATCTGAATGTGGACGGAAGTGCGGGTGAGGGCAAAGGGCAAGGTAGTCAGTCGGGCGTGTCACACAAGCTCAAAGTAATTGACGAGCTCGCAGCCAACCCCTCTCTGTTCCGAGCCATACTTCGAGCAGCACATGACTTCGGAGAGAAGCTCACCTCAGCATCGTCACGAAAGGAGAACCCGAACGGGCTTCTTGATCGGAGCTTGACGAATGGCAATGACCTGAGTCGAGTCACTCAGTCCGATTTGGGCAGGCTCGGCAATAAGCTAACCAAGCTGTCGTTTCTGGCCGACCTCGCTAACGGCAACCTGCTGCAGTACGTTGATATTGACCCTCGCCGTAGTCCTGTGGTGCTGTTGCTCGACGCCTCAGGCTCCATGATGAGTGACGGTTTCTACGTCATGGCTGTCGGGTTTTGCTTAGCGTTGATTCGCAAGCTGCAAGACGCCAAGCGAGGTGTGGTGCTAATCATGTTCGCCAGTGGCATCGATCACGTAATGGTTTGGGACAAGATGGAGCAGGTGCCACTTCTGACGTTACTGCGCACGGTTGCCACTCCGTCAAGTGGCGGCACGGTGTTTGATACGGCGTTGCGTGCTGGCTACAAGCAGATCGCTGATCGACATTGGAACCAGGCACAGGTGCTGCTAGTGTCCGACGGAGGCGGGTGCATTAGCCCTGAAGTGGCGATGGAGAAACCCAAGAATGTCACGCTGACTGCGGTGCTAGTTGATAGGAATGCCCACATTGAAGGGGCCGACATGGAAATACACACCAAGCTGCAAGGCACCGAGCTGAGCTTGATTTCAGCAGGTCGCGCCGTCCTTTAGGAGTCAAGTTCATGAATGTAAATAAAGCCGCACAGACGGGGTTGGCCTTTGGCTGCACCTCTGAGCAAATCATCAACTACTTCCGATACAGTAGCAAGTCGGACATGGCACTCGCGATGTCGATGTATGCGATCCTGCATAAGCCAACTCCGTCTTGCTGGAGGCCTTACGTCAACACCTCAGCCATATGCGACGCCTACTATAGCCGTACGTTTGGTGAATTCAAGTTTCATGCAATACCCAAACCCGATCGTCTATACGAGACGGTGATCGCATCGCACCTGCAGCATCTGTTTTCTTAACCCGTAATTTCATCCATAGGAGTTTCAACATGAACGTCGTAGTCCTGTATCTCATCTCCGGTCAAGTCATCATCGGCAAACTGGAAGGCATGATCCTCAGTGCCCCGTTTGAATTGCTGGCTTCCCCGTCACCACAGGGAGTTCGCGTCTCCCTTCTCGCATTCGGCTCCCTCTTCGGCGCTCTTGCCCCGATCCCCCAACTCGACCTGAACGAGCTGCCGATCCTTTGCAATCCGGTGGAGGCTCCTGCTCACTTGGTTGCTGAATACACGAAGATCACCACCGGCATCATGCTGCCTACTCCGAACGGCAATATGAGCAAGGGAGGCTTGACTCTGGTTCCGGGGGCTTGATATGGTCATGAAGAAAGCTACCGATGTGTGTCCGCATCACAATTCTGTGTTCCGGATGTGCACCAAATGCTTCGCGGAAAAGAACGCAGTCGAAGACGTACAGCACATCGAAGACTACATGCCCTTGGTAGCTCAGATGGGTGATGTGCGTCAGTCACTGACTGAAGAAGTACCTCAAGAACTCTTCGAGGCTATGAAGACGGAACCGCAAATCAATATTCCGCAGTAACCGATTTCTCAACTCAAAGAAAGGAGTACCATAGCGATCCTGCCCTTTCGGGGTGGCAAGCAAAGACTCGGATGTGCTTCACTGTAGTGCTTTCGTTCAACATCCGAGCCTAAGTCCAACACAACCTAAGAAGGAGTCAACGATGACTACCTACATTCCCTCAATGTCACAGTATCATTTCGACGGTCGCGTGTTCCGCAAAAGAAAGTGGTCACCGGCTCCGTATTTACTAACCCTGTTTTTCTTTTGTTGTATGTCGTATTCGTATTCGGCTACACCTGAACAAATGCCCGAGCAAGAGCGTGTGGCGTTTGTCAGTCCTGCGGACGCAGAACCTCCAGCAGCTCAGGTGTTACCCGAAGCTACCGAGTACATCCTATCGGTCAATTCTTCTCTCGGCAAAGCTGACGCGTCTGCGTTCGCAAGGCATATCATTGATGCCGCCGAGGTGTTCAAGCTTGACTTGTCTCTGCTACTGGCAATCATCACGGTTGAGTCTCGATTCAATCCTGATGCAATGTCGAAGGCGGGTGCAGTAGGACTTACTCAGGTCATCCCCAAATGGCATGGTAGCAAAATCAAAGCAGCACGAGTGGTCACAGATGCGTATAGCTTGTTTGAACCCAAGCTCAACATCTATGTCGGTGCAGGTGCGTTGTCAGAGCTGCTGGACTCTACAGCCAACAACGTCGCACTGAGCCTGTCGAAATACAACGGCAGTGCAGGTGATGCCAGTAGGGCATACGCTAATCGCGTGATAGCTGAGGCTAAGAAAGCTCGTGTGTATTTGAATGGTAGCTTGCAGGCCAAACTGTAAATACCATGAAACGAAACGGAGCCTGTCATCTCAAGGCAGGTTCCGTTACAAATTTTCGGAGCAGAGAAATGCTGCTCTGTGGTAGGGCCGACGTAGTCTTTCATTCAACCTTTTGTGGAGGTATCTCGTATATGGCGAATCGCGACAAGCCCAAGAAGGAAGCAAAGAAGCCGAAGAAGGATCCGGTCAAGAAGTAATGGCTAAGCTCTATCGGATTCGGACGTCAGACGGCGTGGTGGGATGTATTGCAGCTACAAGCGAAGACGTAGCCAGAGCCTACGCGATTGGTAAATACGATGCAGGTGCCGAAGTGGAGCGTGTGACGGTTAAGGCCGCACTTTCCGTTACCGGTGTCTGTGTCCTAGTATCCAGTCACGTGGTTGTGCATTCGTCCACTACACCAAAGGCCTTCCGGGTCATAGAATGACAAGCACCGCGCCAACGCCTAAGCCGTACTCGACCGCACAGTTCAAGGCTGTGCTTGGCCGATAACGGCTCGAGGCCTACAACTCATATTGATACCTCTCGCATGAGGGGTATGGGTGTTAAGTACTACACGCTACATATTACGTCCTAACTTTCGCGTTGGAGTTTCGGCCGGAACGAAAACCAAAGACCTAGGCTAAATTGCTGTAGCTGCGTACTTTTGAAACCCACAACTGCTTTACCCGATCTGTCCGAGCGCACATGTCGCATAAAGGTTGATCGATGTTTTTTTAGTGAGGTGCCGTTTTGGATATGACTGTGTATCACGGAACAGACCTTATGTTCTCTGAGTTCCGTTTCGACGTAGCAGCTCCACCTAATGGCGCAAGCAATGGTTACTTGGGTGTGTGGTTATCGAAAACCCCAAGGCTAGCCGAGAGATTCGGTCAGTACTGCCTGACAGTCTCAGCGCATGTTGGTCGCACGTATTCTATGCCCCTTACCGAGCTGGTTCGGTTGCATGATGAAGTACAAAGTCGTGTGCGCCAGCGCAGTGCTGATGCGGATCTAGCTGTTATCGAGCGGGACTTCTACGCAAGCGTGCACATTAAGCTCCTTGGTGGGGGTTTCGATTTTATCGACATAGTTGAGGATTCAGGTCGGGTACATATGTGCGTTGGGTTGGTTACTGCGAACCTTACCATCCTCAGTCGCACTTCCGATCACGTAGCCGACCCGACACGTTCGGTTAGGTCGTTAACAGCATTCAACATTTAAGGGCGGGCGCTCAGCGTTAGTTCCGAGCCAAGCTGAAGGCTTCAAACATAATCCCACAAGAGCCGGAGTGGGAAGCCGGTTGCGAACCCGGTAGACCTCATTTCGAGCGCCCAAGGCATGGCCTACCAGAGCTACTTGGGTGACTAAGGCGGCCCCATAGCTTAGTGGTTAGAGCGGCGAGGTGAAAATAGTACTCGTAGACGGAGGTTCGATTCCTCTTGGGGCCGCACGAACATTTTGAAGTCTTAGGTCAGCGCCGGCGTGGATTGGACACGCTAAGCACGATGCAGAAACACGGAATTGTCACCGCATGCAAGCTCTGCAATCAACAGGGATGGATTTCCCCAAGATAGTCAACTTGCTAGACGCGGCCCTCGGCATTTTACGAGTGCTTCCGAAGCGGGTATTCGACAACTGCGAAGGTGTGTATAGGAAAATTACATGGGCCCTGTGGACGCACATCCCTGTGGAGGCCGCTGCCTAGTGTGCGGCTGATCGGGTATCAAGCCCCGAGCGCTGACCTAAGACTTTTTTTGTGGAGTATGGCAATGACAATCGTAACCAAAGCAGCAACACCAGATTACCTTTCTGGTCATGAGCGTATTTGGGGCAGCAAGAAGAACAGCCTGATTGATTTCAAGGTGGTCTGTGATGCCTCTAATCAAGATCCCCTGGATACGGCACCTCAGCCGGTGCGACTTGGAACCAAGGTCATTATTGATGGCGTGCCTAAGGTGTTTACCGAACAAGAGTGGGTGCCGAGTAAGAAGGAAGAAGTAACTTCGTTCGGTGGGCCGAGTAAGACAATAACCCTCCGCACCGAAGACATATTGCCTCTTCCCACGAGCGCGGAAGATGGCGTCACCAAGTCGCTGGATGACTAATGCGCCTGTGGATGGTTGATCCTCGGTTCATGTGCAGGAAACACTTGTTGGGTGAGCATGTTGAGTGTCACATGTTCGTCGGCTCCATACTCAAGGGTACGTCGATGAATGGATACTTGGCTGACGGCTTCTTGGAGATCGAGAGCCTTCGCAGCCGCCACGAAGAACTTGCAGCTGAGCTAGTGCGTAGGAATTACAACCACGCATCGCCGCTGCCTGATTTCTCAGTGGAACGATTCTCCGTTCACCAACTCACAATTCGTATTGACCGCAGTAAATCGCTGGCGCTCCTCCATGATCGGTGTCTAGGGTGTGCCACTAACTATAACGTAGGAGACGTTGATGGAGTTATCGAAAGATCACGAAGGCGCCATAATAAGGGCCTTGGTTGACGAAGAAGACGGTCTTGACTTTACCGAGCTGTTTGATTCAGCCAACATCTTTGAAGAGCGCCGTGAGCTGTCGATGGCCCTTCATGCCATGATTCAGCAAGGCACCGTGTATAAGAGAGGCGAGCAGTATTTCGCCACTGATCTGAGTGCTACTCCGAAGCCTGCAGTCGCTGCAGCTCAGGAAGCATCCGACGATGACGATGAAGACACAGAGTCCGACGAGGCTGAAAATATTCCTCCGGTGTCGAAGCGCGTTGAGTCTATCAGGGAGGCAGCAAATCGCATAGCTGCCGCTTCTACTAAGATGCCTCCCAAGTTTCCTGTCCTGAAGCAAGGCAATCTTCGTCGTACAATCGGTAATCAGATCGCCTTCGTGCTTTATCGCTACCGCAACGAAGACTACAGCCTGCCGGTCTCTCGCATCAAGGACTCCCTCCGGGATCAGCCCACCGGCCTCTATAAGGCGTTGCTCAATCTCACTGAGGCTGGGTACATCAAGCGCTTCGGTACCGGCAGGGCCACTTCCTACAAGTGGTCAGGTGAGTACAAGTATCCGTTCGCAGACGTTCGGGCTGAAGACGAGACGTATTGCAAAATCCTTCCCAAGAGCGAACGGGGTGCCTCGTCGCTGGCGATCTCCATGACTATACCCGGTAAGGTTGAAGCTCCGGCAGTTGTAGAGACTGATGAAAAGGAAGAGAAGAAGATTCTGTTCATCATTCCTTCTGACCCGGTGGCTGAGTTTCCTGTCACAGCCTCGCAGTCCCTGCCGACTTCGCCAGCCAACACTCCGCATTGCTCTCCGAGCCTTGCGGCTATCGATGCACAGATTCAAAGCTGCAAAGAACATCTTAGCTTCCTGCAAGAGCTTCGAGCAACCATGCTTCGTGAGTTGTGTGCTCCCTGCAAGAAGTCCGCGTAGCATTTCGGTGGTAGTTTAAGTTAAAACAGCGAGTAGGGCCGCGTAGCAACCGCGGGTCACTGGGCCTAACAGGCCAGGCATCGAAAAGATGCGTGATGCGATTACGTGGTAGGCCGAGGCTATGTCAGTATCGAATCTGGTCCACCGACCCATTTTTGTAATCCGGCTCGTTTGTAGTGTGTCGTTCTTTCACAACGCGCATTTACGCGGAGCTTGTAGCCTCCTGTTGGCTGGTATATCTGACAGGGTCTCGCTACTAGTTCTTCGATTGTTGGCAGGTGCCGGATTGCAAGTCGTATGTTCCCTGCCAGCAACTCCCTTTCAAAGCTAGAACGTCGGAATCGTTTTTCACGTACGGTCCGGCAGTAACTCCGCTAGTAATATACCTAACAACTCATCGCCATCTTTGCCTGCCGGTCCACACCGGCGGCCGCGTGCGAAACACGAGCCTCGGAGTTACAACCCTATTCTACTCATCCGAGTAACACTGTAAATACTGTAGATAACAATTAGAAAGGAGGAACTCGTAAATGGGTGTCCTCCTTTCTCGCATTGTGGTTTCCGAAAATGCAAACGCGCTGTGCCACCTGTAACGTAAAACTGACGAACAAAGAACTCTCGGCAGGTACCATCTTCTGTACGCCCTGTACTCATACTTGGTGGGCTACAGCCCACGCCATCTACTACCGCAAACTTCCAAAGGAACTCAAGCATGACCTCGACCCACCTATGGGGTGAATGTCCCGTCGGCACTGCCGATGCAGACGAGACCCAAGCTATCACCTTCGCATTGTTTGACTTCCTAGAGCTCAATAAGGACACACCCGTTGCCCTGATCGACATTGATGGTGTTGTGCTCAACAACAATCACAGGCTTCACCACATCGTCGAGACAGGTGCAGATGGGAAGCAACGTCCTCGATCTGACCCTGACTGGAAAGCGTTCCACGCAGCCGCGCATCTCGACACTCCCGGTGTGTTTGCACCGATAGTGAGAGACCTAATTATCGGGCAGTACTATCCGATCTTCCTCACGGCACGCGTTGAGATTTGGGACACCACGAGATCCAACTTGGTCCAGATGCTCAGTGCTGCTATTCAGTACCCTATCGACCCGCGCTTCATCATTCTCCGTGATCGAGACTCTTCGTGGCCTGCCGACAAGTTCAAGGCCCACATCGTCAGCCAGATGATTATGCGTGGTATCAAGATCGGAGTAGCACTCGATGACTCTCACGCCAACTGCCAAGCGTATCGGCTAATGGGCATCCCTGTTCTCCGGGCATACAATCATCTACGCGAAGACGCGTTGGAGTACTGACATGACACTTGACGACGTGATCGTAGTCACCAACAACCTTGACTATGCTTCTGAAAAAGAGCTTGAGGTAGTGTATGTAGTCGGCAAGAACTCCACACCACAAGACATTAAACTCATGCGCTCGGCGATCCTTGAGTTGTGGAGAATAGCTGAGAGCCTTCCATACTGTACTTGGTACGGGCTCTACGGGTTGCAACGCGGTGTCCTGAACATTGTAGCTGAGAGTCGAGTTGCGGTATGGACAGAGTACGATATGGACTATGCCATTATGCGAGGCTTGAACCCCGTGCGGTTCTTTACCGGATATGGCCTAGTTCTTTGGAGTGCCGAAGTCCGAGCCTTCGACAAGCCCTTGATCCAAACTCCAGTGCGCCCTAGCTACACGGGTGACACCTGGCTCACAAACATGGCCTCAGTAGGAACCTTAAAGGGCCGTGGTGTTATTTTCAACCCTATCAACATCAGAGAGGCCACAAATGAAACTCCTGCGCAACATACCTGAACGCAAAGGCCGTTGTAAGTACGCACTGATACGGCTCGACAAACTCGGCCTCTCTGACACACAGATCGGCAACATGACTCTGACTGAATTGCTCTTCTGTCTAAGCTCTACTCCACGGGCAGATGGCACCAAGCTCGAAGACCTGATCGAGTTCGGTGAGCCCGGTTCCGAGAACGAATTCTTCACTGTCAAGCTCAAGGATCGCAACAGTCCTGCGGCCTTGGCTGCGTACAGTGGCCGCATTCACGCGAAAGATCCCGGGATGGCCGATGACGTTTTCCAGCTCATTGAGAGAGCCGGACAGAATCACCTTTCCTGCAAAGACCCGGACTAATACGATGACGATCAAATCAGACAAGTGGATCAAGCGCCAGTGCATGGCGCCATCCTTCGTGGTTCAAACCTTGGTGCCCCAAGCACAGCACCCGATGGGCGACGTATATATGATCCCCTACGAACAGTGGATCCCCTCTTGGGCTACCGTTGAACAACTCGAAGATCAGATCCGGGAACACAAAGTCCTTGACTGCCGACCCTTGACGGCAGAAGAAGTGTTGGCCTTCAAGCCCATGATCGAGCCATTCGAGCCCTCACAGGTTCGGCAGCTTGAGGGGAATAAAGTGATCAGCTATGGACTGTCGAGCTATGGTTACGACATTCGTGCCTCTGACGAGTTCAAGGTCTTCACCAACATCAACTCAACCATTGTCGATCCCAAGAACTTCGATCCAGGTTGCTTCGTTGATGTCTCGGGCAAGGGCTACTGCATCATCCCTCCGAACAGCTTCGCGTTGGCCCGCACGGTCGAATACTTCCGCATTCCTCGCAACGTGCTGACTATCTGCTTGGGCAAGAGCACCTACGCCCGTTGCGGCATCGTGGTCAACGTCACTCCGTTCGAGCCTGAGTGGGAAGGGCATGTCACGCTGGAGTTCTCCAACACCACGCCATTGCCAGCCAAGATTTACGCCAACGAAGGTGTGGCTCAGGTCATGTTCTTCGAGAGCGATGAAGACTGCGAAGTCTCCTACAAAGACCGGCAGGGCAAGTACCAAGGGCAGCAGGGCGTAACAGTGCCGAGAGTCTGACATGACTACCGGAATTGATGACTACGGTTTGTTGCGTGAGGGCTGGGCTATTCGTTTAGATAGGGACGATCTCTTATCTAGTAAGAAGCATGTGTTCCCGGAAGCAGAGGCTGAGACTCACACTCCTAAAGACTGTTCGTGTTGTCCGACGATTGATGAAGCCCGTGGTTTGGTTCTTCATCATGCGTTTTCTGGGAGCCTTCCAACCTTGTCAAGGATTCAAAATGACTGCCAACACGCCTGAGTACTATCTGTCGTTTGCCCGAACAGTTGCTGCCGCGCTGCCGCCCGCCCCTTCTTTCAACATCCCGCTATCCATAGACCTGATCGCCAACATGCGTGTCTCGCTGACTCATCGTGGTGTAGTCGCGAACCACGTATTCCTCGGCTCTACGGTATGGAGCCTACTGATGGGTTATCAGGACTTCACAGACATGTTCGACCCCGTGACCGAGGCAGAAGTCCTAGCTAGTGGTCATCTAGGCACCTTGTTTGGTTCGTTCGTATTCACCGATTGCTACTTCGAGCTCGACAACCGAGTGTTCACTAACGACCTGCTTGCCGTCGCCTCTATAGACTTCCCGTCCAAGCGCGACACCGTGGTGGTGCGCGACATAGTCGCCGTGCATTGCGGATCGCTGCTTCGTCAGAAGCTGGTGGTCGACAATTCTGCGCTTGATTCAGTTAAGTCAGACCTGAGTTCTATCAAGCGCCATCTCGGTCTATTCTAAAGGAGCCACCATGATTTCCAGAATTCACATTCGTCTTACCTTTCCATCTAGGAGATCAGAGACCTACGTAGCTGACGTAGGCGAAAGTCCTCAGGTCTTTACCTTAGTGCGTCCCACTACACGCAACCCTGACGATAAGCTGTTGGAAGCACACGTTGTGTTTCGCGATGTCGCTTCAGGTGAAGAAGTACCTTGGGGGTTCACTATCATGTCCGATCAGGCCATGGATTATTTCCCTCCCAGTTACATTAACGTTCCGTCGAAGCCCTCCATGTTCAGTATGCTCCGGGGCCTCTTCAGGAAGGCATCATGACTGCGGCTCAGTTCTATCCGCATCACGAGTGTGACTTTCCTGACGATGCAAGCTCCACGATCACGTGCAGAAAGTGCGGTAAGCTTTTCCATCTGAGCGACAAGGACGTGCGGCAAAAGCTCAAGGACGCGGTCTGTCCAGAAAGCCTACTTCATCGTGTCACCCTCGGCGATGTCTCGGAGGTAACAACAATTGCCGATACGAAGATCCGCTATAAAACGCACCTGTAGACCCCTGATTTTGCCCTATTGACACCCAACACCAGATGTGATATAATCGTTTTGTAGGTTAGTGGAGAATCAGCAAAACTCCGGTTCATTCAATTATCATTCCGGGAGATCGTTATTGAAGAAAACTCTTTCACATTCAGCGCGCAGTATCAAAAACATCCTTTCAGTTTCAAAATATAAAGAGGGAGTTTCGCCGTGTTAAAGAAAGACGTATTAGGAACAGCATCATCGAAGTCATTGGAAGACGCTTTTAAGTGCGGCGAGTGCCTGCACTTTACGCAATCGTGTCACCCTCGCCGTGAGGCAGTATGTAAGACCCTAGGCGTGCGAGCCTTCGCATTAGCCCCAGCATGTTTCACCCCTGACGTTACAAAAATAATCACCAACACAGAACAGTTCGTAGTTCTGGCGTCAATCTTCAATTCCTATACTGCTCAGCAGAAGCGTATCCTCCTTGGTACGCTGCGTGGCAACAAGACCACCAAAGGAACAAAAAACCTCAAGTTCGGAACTAAGGTCTATCTCAAGACTGGCAAGGACGTACTCAACTCCTACTACTGTGCCTACGTTGTCGGCTACACAAGTTGCGGAGAGCTCATCCTGGCCGGCAGCGCAGATCGTCGATCAGCAGGCTCGACATTCTTCGCGTACTTGAAAACTACAGAAGGCTTGCTCACACCAAAAGAGTGGAAGCTCAAACGAGCAGAGCTTGTGAGCCGAAGCGCATTCGATGACACCACCAACAGAAAGGATAGTGCCCTACACGACAAGTACTTGGACTACGAAGTCCCAACCATTGACACCAACCCCGAAATGTTCGAGCGACGCGATGGTGCTAAGCCTGCACGAAGAAAGAGCATGCGTGCTACAGAGTTGACAGAATTCATCGTTTCGTAATTCGGGGGTCACAACACCATGTTAAGTTCCATACTAGAAGTCCCACGGGGAGATTTTGATCGAGTTGCCAGTGGGCTCTTTGCTTACTTGTTCGGCCTGATAAACAGGCAGCGCTTCTTCGAGTTCGTCGAGGATCGCGCATTAGCCAAGCAGGTGCTGGCTGCATCAAGAAGTTCGGGTTACGTCCTCAAAGACTGCAAGCTGTTTGCCCATGCACACTACGTCACTCGAAAGGAAGACAAGCACCCGAGCCCGCTAGCCTATAGCGTCACGCGCAAGGACGCAAATTTCCTCAAACGTCTCGACCTCAAGACTGACCGCTTCTGCTATTTCACTCCTGAGCAGTTTGATCGGCTGATTGCCAAGTCCCTACTAACCCCGGACATGCGAGCCCACATCGGCAAGCTAGTTTCCAAGAAGATGACCTTCTTGGTGTCCTCATACGGAGTCACGAAAGACGACCTAGCATCCACTTTACGCAACGCTGCTTTGCGTGCCTTGTATCAACAGTACCCACGATACGAGTCAGCACTTCATGCGAAGAACATCTGCAAGACGACAATTCATAACACCGCAATGAACCTCATTCAGTATCACACGCGAGGCAAGCGTCAAATGCTCCGCTCTGTGTTGGGTGGGGGTGCCTTCGAGAGCGTCCATGTTCCTATGGAAGCTGTTTTCGACATGGCTGCACCAAAGCAAGACAGTACATCGATCCTAGTCCTCAAGGATCTAGCAGCAATCGAGGACAAGATCCCGGCAAGGGGGCAGGAGTTTGTGAAGGCCGCAGTAGGTGCCTATCACGAAGGCTTGTCAGTCTTCATCGGGGAAGACAACAGGGACGCCGTAGAGCGTATGAGTTATGAGCAGTACCTCAAGACCCTGCGTTCCTACTTCAATATAACCGAACAGCAGAACGACGCACTGTTCAACAGCCTCAAGCCTTATCTCAGGGAGTGTCTGTAAATGTTTACCAGTACGAGGGAATCAGTACCGTTCGCAACGAACCGCGAGTGTACTCAACACAGGGGCATGGTGCCAAGTAGCGACAAGGGGGAGTTTGTAGTTTCCCCTGACCGGATGCATCGTCGGTATGTTTGTGCTTCTTGTGCTCAACGCAACACTAACAAGCTGGCCGCTCTGTTCGGCGTCGATGAATTGACGGAGGCTTGACATGTCGAGGATACGAACCGTAGTCCAAGTCGTGTCAATCCTTCTTGTGGGTTTCGTGGGAGTAGCTTTGCTGAAAGCTAGCAACGTTGCTCCTTTCCTCTTTGTCACCTATTGAGATCGCTATGGCAGCTCAGAAGTTTGACCACAACGAAAAATATCTGCAGCCGGGCATGCAACGTTACTATGCCCCGTCGATCTCGGCGTCGCGGAAGAAAGAGAACGAGGCCCGGCATCGGCTGGAGAACCTCAGAGAAGAACTCGAGCTCAAGAGGGAACAAGATGGCTACGTCTGAAAACGTAAAGTCTCCGATCACTGACCGCATCCGCAAGGAAATTGATCTAGAGATAGCAGAGCTCAAGAAGCTCAATCGACAAGCACCCTCGAAGCTGTATCTCGGCACCGCAAGTTACGCAGCCTTCAAGAAATCACTCGGCATCACCTCGAATCAGCAAATAGGTGCGTACCGAGACTTGAAGGTTAGCGTCATCTCCGACTCACCTGCACTTGTCTTCAGGATGTCTTAACAATGCGAATCCCAAATAGCCCGTTTCAGTTCTCTCCCAACTTCGACGCCATCCTTAACGTGTGCGATGCGCGCCAAGCGTGGGAGTGTTTCTTAGCCTTCAACTCCTCCGGCCAACTCCCCTACCACAATTCGACTCACACCCGCTTTGTGGTTGAAGACGCATTCATGCT